ATTTGTATTCTGAGCTACACCATTTAGTTGATATTCCCCGTTATGATTGCCAGTTTCATCTACGACAACAGCATTTGCAGCTTTATCATTCATTTTGTAATGAGCAATGAGCGTAGGCGGAGTACCGGCAGCACCACCAACACCTGAAAAACTCGAAACATGAACATGAGTCTTTCCACCAATAACTTCGTAATAATCATCCTCCGCAAAATTGGTATTTATTTCGGTCAGAGTGGGATTACTTTTGGAGCCGGTAGCCTTGAAGATATGAGGAGCAGTAAATGGTAAAACAATTTCGCCACCTCCAGCGATTTTATCCAGCCACACAAAGCCCCTGAGATCGCCGCCGAACCTTTTACGAGCTTTTGCACTAATCTCTGGGCTTGCCAATGAAACTTCGGTATCGGGGTTAAAGTTAGCGGTTATTTTAATAGGATTCTGATACGAAACGCTTGTTTGTTCTTTCCCGTTCTCGTCAATATATACTGTTTCTTTTTTCAACCTGTCACCATCCCATACATAATCCGGGTCAGGATAACCGTACCATATATCCTTCTCTAATTCCTCATCATAAGTAAGCGTAAAGGCCATCTTTATTCACAGGATTAAAGTCCACTGTATTCCACAGTAACATCGTCAGAACCGCTGAGAGCATCAAAGCCAATCCAGAACCGATTGTACCCGAAAGTATCAAATGAGACGGTTGCAATTCCCGTACCGGATTCCTCCGTAGTAACACTAATGGTTTTGTTCCAGTATTGGGTTACAACACCTGTCTTGGCAAAATACCGAGCCGATGATATGGCATTTGGTTGAGTCCCGGCAGTCCAAGCCACTTCTGCAATCATTTTAACAGTAGTCTCACCTTCGCGGGCTGCGAATATTTGCATGGTGGCAGTACCAGCATTGTCGTTGAAATGTGCCCGAAGTTCCAAATGATTCAAGGCCGTATCATTAGATAAATTGATATATGGTAAGACGGCTTCATCTGTATCGACCATGTACGCGACAAATCGTTCCGTTACGTCACCTGGGGGATCATAAGTAGCCCCTCCAGTTGTGGGCCAATCTACCGTAGCTATAGCAGACCTAATAGCCGTCCAAGCCGCTCTGACTGTATGAACAAGCATAATATTCTCCTGAAAGAAAAAGCCGAGTGGAAGCATATCCTCGCCTCCACTCGCAATTCAAACTTCAATTTGAGGTCTTTGTTCAGATTACTCTTCGTAATCGCTTTCCGCTATACACGGCTTTCCGCTGAGGTAATTCAAACCCCAACTTGCAGCACCATTACCAGAAGTTCCAATCCAAATCGACCTATTGGTTCCAACGGTTATGAGGGTACTTGTATCTTTACCTACAACATGATTCCCATCAATCATACCTTTTGTACCTTCACCGAAAGTGATGGCTGCTCCCTTGGTATTATACACAACGGAAAACTTGTTGTCGAAGATTCCGCCATCTTGGAAGTTGGCCGTAGTTGAAGCAACATTGATGCCTATAGCAGCATCAGCAACCCTAAAGATGTTGTTGCGGATTTCTGTACCGGGGACAACATTTGGCCCTATTCCAGAAGTAGGAACGTAAATACCAGTATCCTCAATCTTGTCACCAAATCGACAATCCTCAATCACCCAATTTATCATCTCACTGAAATTGCCGGAGCCACCTAACATGATACCGTTATTTACGACCATACCATTTTCCATCCCGAATCTGCAATGATGAATATGGACACCCCACACGGCATTTCCTGTTACATGGATACCGGGATAACCTGTTTTGGAACCAGGTTCAAGATTAGCAAGTTCAAGACCATCGGCTCCTGTGGCAATCTCTATCGCAGCTTTATCGCCCGTTGCTTGTATCCACGAGGGGCCTGATGCGTAACTATTGTAAACTCCGATGATGTGGACGTGGGATTTATTGATAACGATAGGCCAAACTTCAGTAGATGCTTGGTAATAACCAAGAACGAAAATATATTCGTTACTTCGTGTTATTCCACTCCAATCCGAGCAATAACTCAATGCCTTAGTGATTGACTTCAGAGGAGCCTCTGGGGTCTGACCAAGACCAAGAGCAGCATCGTCACCTTGACTCCCATCTACAAAAAAGATATGACTGAGACCGTTCATTACTGGGAAATAGTTATACAGACCACAAGTCAATGCGTACCTTGCACCATAGCGGTCTATCATTTCATTTACTGTTTTCGCTGCCATTAATATTCTCCTAAAAATTAAGCCAATGCTGGACTTACAGCGAGTTCTGAACCACCCTTGTAATTCAGACCCCACGCAGGGCCGCAGGCAGTAGTTGTTAAGTACGGATTTTCGGCCATACTGGCTTCATTAGCTAATACACTGGCCACATTGCCATCTATGAATCCACCAGTCACGCCAGCCGCCAAAGTAATAGCATCGCCAACGCTGTCCTCCGCAAGGATAAATCTATTGTCGTAGATTCCACCGCCTCGGAGATTTGCAGTCGTATCAGGGATATGAATACCTACGTCACCTGAGTTGACATAAAACTGATTCTTACGGATAATCGTTCCGTAAATTGAGTTCGGCCCACTATGAGTACCATCGGGTACATAGATACCAGCAGCCGTAATCAACTTGCCAAATCGACAATGTTCAATCAACCCATAAAGCATCTCGCCAGCGGCGTAAGTGTCAGTGGAGCGACCAAGAACAATACCATACGCAGCATCCGTGTTGCTTCGACCTTCAAGACCGAAGGCACAGTGATGAATATGGTTGCCCCAAAGACCACCTTGGTGCATCTCAATAGCCCCACGTACTGAGAGGGCTTTTTGACTCCCCATTATCAAGTTGGCAATTTCACAGTATGCTCCGTATGTTCCACCGGCAGCACCGAAAGCAAAAACCGGAGTATCAACGGTGTCCCCCGGGGCACATATTTTGAAGGTCGGAAGTATCCCGTTGCGTACACCGATGATATGAACTCTCTGTTTACTAATTACGATGGGCCAAGTCTCTGCTGGTGCGGTATTGGGATAATTCAAGACGAAGATGTAGTCATTTGCACCACTGGTACACAAACTCAATGCGTGAGTAATTGTCAAGAGGGGCTCATCGGGAACCTGTCCCAATCTATTAACACCATCATCCCCCACTGCCGAATTCCCATCGACGAAAAAGACGTGGGAGTTAAAATTCATTGTGGGGAAATAATTTGCGATTCCACAAATGGTAAGGTATTCCGTTCCCCACTTTCGGACGGCCTCTTTTATTGTTAAAGCCATTGTTTTTTCTCCTAAGCTAAATTACAGTTAAAAAAAGTTGGGGAAGCCTGAAACACCGACAGAGAAAGGAAGAAAAATGCCGACTTCCCCAAACTATTCACTTTTCAAATAAACCCTGCGGAGGGCTTAAAGCATAGTGGCTTCTGTGAGACCCGTTAATTTGACAGCACGAGGATCTCTTGGTGCAATTAAATTGTAGTACCAGAAAGGAGCCTCCACTAATTCCTGTGGGGCACCAGAGGCAGCACGGGCTATCATAAACACACCGGAAAGTCCACCAAGCGGAGCCAAAAATTCAAGTTCCGGCCCCATCTTGCCATCCATTCCACCCAATCTCGGAGGACTAAATCTCTGGATGTTGTCCCCACCGAACTTCATGGCATACAGCGTATTACTCAGGCACATCGGACTCATAATCCACTCATAGCTTCGTCCACCGAACTCATAAGCAATCTGAGACCAACCGCCCTTGAAGCTCAGGGCTTTCCCGGTACGCTCATAATTTTGCCTGTTGTTATACAGACCCGGCTGTTGAAGCCATTTTAACTGAACGCCCTGCGTGGTGATAATGGTGTCTAAGGTTTCCCCCGGATAAGCATCCAAGTATCCGCCAATGTAACCATTAATCACATCGTCGGTAAGAGGCCCATTCACGGCTTTAACCTGAGACTTGAACTGTGGATATAAGGTCAGGTCAAGAGCTTGGGCTTCAGAGGCTCCGCCCATAATAACACCAGATGCCTTAATCCAATCATTGAGTCCCCAACTAAACTGAGGGCGGTTACTGACACGACTCGTATGGGCTATCACAATCCAGTCATCCGCAGCAACAGGATTGCCAGTTTGAACCCAGTCTCCCGTTGCACCCTCGTCATAGGTCGCCTGAATACCAGTCACGGAGTTAATGGCTTTAACTGTGAATGCTTTCCCAAGATAATCAACACTGGTGATGATTACCTGACAATAGGATTGAGCATTCCACTCATAGTTACGCACATCCGACCCGTCATCATTAGTCCCGTCTTGTAATACACCTCCGACATCGGCGACAAGATCAAGTCTCATACCCTGACGGAAATTGGCGATTCGACCATACTGCTCGTCAATATCAATTTTGATGTAATCTGTGGAACCAACTTCGGCTATGACCTTGACTCTTCCGAGAACCTGATTCGATGCACCCGAGGTTGCATCTGTCCCTGTTTGATTTACTACACTGTGGGAGAAAAAGCTGGAAGCCTCATATATAGCTTTCAGTTTCGCTACGGCCTTCATGTCCCGTGCCACTACCTTAATCTGGGCAGCATTTAACAACTCAGCCTGCATCCAAGAGGCGGGGAGACTAAAGTTCCCCACGACCTTATGAAGGACAAGTGTTCTCTTAATATCGCCCATGTGAGGCGATTCCGAACCCTTCGGGAAAACCGCTAAACCAGCAATCGGAGATTCAATTCCATATCTCTGGTCTAACAGTTTAGTTTGTGTCCCGGTAATGCCATCCATTTCCGGGCCGAGTGGGTCAGCCGACTCAATCAAACCAGCCACACCAGTTTCATAAAGGTGAAGCACTTTATATCCACGACCAAGACCAGTCTGGCTTTTAACTCCCAACGCTGTTCGTTTAATCTTATCGAACACAGGAGCTATGGTGGGGCCTGCCTCCTGGATCATCATCGGCAGTTCTTCTCTCACCAAGTTATCGAGGGCTGCAATTGCTTGTGCCATCGTATTATCCTCTAACTAAACACATTTACATTAATATGCAGTTAGTCAAGGATTTCAATCCGCGAATCTACTTCATCTTCCGGGCTTCGTGAACCGCCCTTTGAAGATACCTTGCAACAAGATTCTCCTCATTAGCATCTTCATTTGAAGGAATTCGCTTGATTGGTTCGTCAGCTTGGATTACAGATGAAAGCCCTTCACTCGGGGTCAGGCCCAAAACGATGGGTTGCTGATTGAGTTTCTTTGGGATACCTAATTTAGTCAACTGTGACCGCACCATCTGTACGCTCGCAGTAACCAAATCGGCCCCAAACGGTTTTCCGTTCTGAATCTTCGTCAGAACATCCTCAGCTACCATATTTCTTACTTCGGCGAGAACTTCTTCTTTGTCCTCACCTACTATCATTTTACCAATTATCTCATCTTTGTCAACCGCTTTGTCCGATATTTCTCGAATTTCTTTTCTGGCATCATTAACATGCCGTTGCGTAGAAAACTCCAAAGTAGCTCTAACCTCCGCAGGAGTGGCCCCCATTACCTTCTCAAATTCGGCATTAAAGTCTGCGGAGGTGGCTTTAGTGGTCGCTTTAGGGTCAGGGTCGTCCTCTTTGAGATGCACCATAAACTCAGCGGGGTTAATCCCCCAAAGACCGGCTAATTCCTTAATATCCGCCTCAGACGGATTCTCGGCCTCATTTATTGACTTTACAAGAACACCCGCCCGGGCATCCTTCTCAGCGGCTTTTGTGGCCTCAGCAGCCTCTTGGAATCTTTTGTCGGCCCCAGATGCTTTCGAGGCTCGCTCTTTGAGTTCATCAAGCGTTAATGCAACATCCACCCCATCTACCTTAATAGTGTGGGTTTCAGTTTTCTTTGGTTCCGGCTCGATTTTTGGTTCTGGTTCAGGTTTTGGCTCCGGTGTAGGAGTTGGAGTCGGTTCTGGTTTAGGTTCTGGCTCTGGCATTTTTTTCCTTTCGTTATTGTTTTACGGGTTGTACACGCATTTCATCGGGGGCTTCACAGTAGAATCCTTCTTTCCGTTCAGGTTTATTTTTCCACCTTAATTGAATCCATCCATAAGGGATATAGTGACTTATTTCTCCGGCTCCGACTCTGTGACCATTATCGGAAACAATAAGAAATTGAGGATTCTCAATACGAACAATTTCGTTGCTTGGGAAAACATATTCTCGCCATTCTTCCCAAGAGGACAAATCCAATTTCTTATAGTAAGGGAGTAAACTTTTTCTGGTCGGTTTCATTTTTTTCCTTTCAATTATTGTTGTGATATTTCTCCCTGCGGAGGTTGAAGTTCAAGTTCTGCTGCATCTTCCATCAGAGGCATCTCTTCTGGTATTTTTCCCAATATGTTGTCGTGTTCTTCATCATGTGCCACAAAAGCATTTCTTACCGCTGGCGAGGCGGCATAAAATTCAGGGCGAGCCATAAAGGCATTAAGGACACTTTTATGAATTAAAGGCATGTCACGTTCACTCACGATAACTTTCCCAGGTTTCTCCCCATCCCCAAATAAGGCTAAGTTCTCTAATTTGGCCCGGCGGTAGTTTTGCCAAGCCTGCTCGTTACCGACTGGGGAAGTTAGTCCTAATTCTCTTACTTTGAAAGAGTATTCGTCGAGAGTAAGCACCCCATCTTTGAGGGCTTCTTTTAACTCCAATTTCTGTTGCTCTTTTGATATAGGGACTTCGGAGGCCACATTGATATTCACTTCGTCAGGAGATGGGATGGCATTTCTGGCGAGGTTAATTTCCCCAGTCTCCATATCAAACGCAATTCCGGCCAAAGAATCATCGAGATTACTAATACTGACGACTTTTTCTCCTGGCCACATATCCCGACAAATCCCTAACATAGCACGATAAATCCCAGATATTGCTTCGGCCACATTTTTAGCCGTTGGCGAAAGCGGAATACCACTTGTCTCGTACAGGAACCCTAAACCGGAGGCAGAATCCACACGACCAGGAGCACCACCTTTCAATATCTCCATTGGTTGATTTGCGATTTTATCCATCAAACCACCGGCAACCATAGCCGCCTCTATATTCGATTTTGACATTTTCGCAGGCATTATATTGAACGGTTTCTGTTCTGGGCAAGTATAATCTATCTCATATTCTATTCTTTTAATTCCGTCCTGTCCTCTATGAGCCTCTGGAGAAGTTCCAAGAGATGTTGGCCACATCTGTATGCCATATAAGTCAAAATCGGCTACGGACTGGAATAGACTACTGAGACTATACTCCGCCTCGGTATTCAATGGAATTAAGGTGTCGATAAAAGAGCGGCCATAGAATCCACCTACGACAATATCCCGTGCAATTTTAACTGGCATGTGATACTTACTTTGGGAATGGTCGTGACGATATAACTGATTCAGTTTCTGATAAGAACCGGCAAAGATAAGATACTCCGCCAAATACCCATCTGATGTCTCAGTCCATACCTCGACGAGTAGTGTAACATCAGTTTGCGTCTTATCTTTTTTAGTGTGCCGCCCCGCCCATTGGGTCTCGACTTGGCTCTGCCCACTCCGGATATAAAAACCCCCGCCCGTATGCGTAAGAGAAGCAGTCCCCTGAAAATTAGAGGATATATCGGCAGGCAAGTCCCCAAAAGGAACTTTCACATCATCCATTCCTTTATAGACTTTTGATCCTTTACCCGGGGTTATAGATAAACCTTTTATATAGTCTGTGGGGACATATCTCACCCGAATTAAACCCCTCACATCTGACGGGGTAGCCACATCTATTGGAATCGGAATCAGTTCCCAGGGATTTATAACTTCTATCCCAATGCTATCAACTCCCTCCACCCATAACCCAAATCCGATTGTTCCATAATGAAGAAGTGGGGGGAAAGCATTCAAAGCCAATTTAGAAACTTTCTCTTGTGGAAATGCCGAATCAAGAACCACCTGAGCCGTACTTGCCTTCCTCAACCCATCAAGACTCACCCCACGCCTCGATACAGCCGGAGCCAGATTTATCGCCAACAATCTACCAAGCTGAGCTTGATATTTTGCAACAATATCTTCATATCGAAATTTTAGTACCCCAGACTGATCCAAATACGACGCATTTAATGTGCCTGCCCCGTAATTAATATTACTGAAATTCCTTAACCCCCTCATATAGTAATGATTCATATACCAATTTATTGAGATGGGATTCATTTTTGACTTGCCAGTGGAGACAAGATATTGAAATATGGATTCAACCTGATGTTTGTTATCTTTTGTATTTTCTGGTAGTTGGAACTTATATCCCATTCTTAATTCCCAAGTGACATAATATAATTTGTATTTTCAGGCTCCTTCTTGTCTTTCTTTCCATCAGCTATCCCCCTAAGTTTACCCTGCGGAGGTTTATTTAGGGCAACTAAAGCCCTTAATGCAGACTCTGGCTTCTCATCCTTCCCAGCTACTACAATCAAGAGTTGCTTATTGGTTTCCGTAATCTGATAAACGGCCTTGCTTAGTAATCTCATAAGGAGGCAGATAAGAGCCAAAAATAACCCGATCACACCAAGCATCCCGAACCCAAGATAAGTTTCCATAGACACACTCCCTTTCTATTTTCTATTATATCACGATTTCAGTCCTTGTCAACCTTTTTGACAAAGAAATCAACTCCCCACTTGAACCCTGCATCAGTTAAATCGTCTCGGAAAGCCATCATATCTCCAACTGTAAATTTTCGCTCTCCCCGCATCAAAGCTCCGACATAGGCATTATAGCCAAGAGTACCATCATTAGCCCCCACCCCCTGAAAATCTTCAAAGCAGTGGCCTGTTTTATCCACGAAAAGATAATATTGTTCATCTGTCATTTCTGTGTCTCCGAATGATAACCCATATCCTGAACAGGATATATCCTCCAAACAGGAAAATTATCAAATATTTAATCATCCTACGATATTCCTTTGGCCTCGGATAATACGCCGGTTGTTTTTGTCTATGGCCGACTTACGGGCATTTTTACTCAATATATCGAGCATCTCGTCCGTTACCTCCGCAGAAGATACTCCCGAAAGTAGGGGTGTCCCTTTTATAAGAGGTATATTCCTGCGGATGCGTTCAAGCAAACTGGGTTTGCCTTTTTCCCGGATGAATTTCCCACCACGATTCTTGACAACATATTGGTACATCGAGAGTGTATCAATAGCATCGTCGTGAGGCAGTAGAGCTAAGTCCGGTGTAAAATCCTCTGTCTGTTGATACAACTGGTCAAATGGCCACTTCCCAGCGAGATGAGCCGGATACTTTATTCTCCCGGGGCGATACCGCCACTCTATCCCGCAGATTCGATTGCTCTTGGACACACGAGCCGGATATGTAATTGGAAAAACTCTCGCTCTCCAAGGCTGTGATATTTTCTCCTCCATCTCTTCAATGTATTCCTTGACAGCCTCCGCAAAACTCATCTGAATACTCACGGCCTCTATCCCAAGTACCCTTGGTCTCCAAGCCAACCCCTTCTCATAAATCAATCTCAGAAGAGTTGCGTCCTTAGCCCGACCCAACCACATATCCAAAATCCACAAGGTGTTCGTAGTATCGAACCCAAGAATGAGAATACAAGAGTAATCATTATATTGAGACATTCCACTGCCGTAATCGAACAAAAGAATTCGATACATCGGCAATACGAGTTCTTTATAAGGCTTTTCATAGTCTTTATAAACCCTGTGACCCGGCTCCATAAACCGCTCTGACCATTTTATCAGGCCCGTATGAGTTAGTGGATTGTTCCAATCAAATTCTCCTTCAACGCTATATTCATTCTTGCGAGGGTCAATTACTAAAATACGGTCTTGTTCTGAGATGGGTTCATTGCAATATTCTGAGGCAAAGGCCGATGGGCCGATTTCTTCCCGCCGAGCTTCAAGAACAGCCTGAGACCATTTCTCCGGCCACAAAACATAGACTTTTTTAGGGTCATCTTTGTCATATTCTATTGCTTTCAGAATCTTACGATTCCAGAAATCAAACCGAGGGTCGTCACTCCCCACAGCGTGATACAAGAAAGACCGCCTATTGATTAATGTCCCCGCCCAAAAAATAGAGGAACCAGATTCGAGCATAGGAATAATTTGCCGAAACATAATCATCTCAAACTTCTCAATGACAGCTTGAGCAGCAGCTTGAGAATCAGAATCAGGGTCATTTTCAGGGTCGTCAAGTATAAATAATCTCGGCCTACCTCCCCGCTTCTTCCCCATCACGCTAAGACCTTTTATCACGGCCCCATTCATTAAACTTAATTGATGATGGTTCCAAATCTTCCGACCTCTCGGAGGCTTCATTTCTCCGAAGTCTTGAAGTATTAATTCATTTTCAGTGAATTGCTGTATCAACCTATCAAATCGTTCTTCAACAAGTCTATCTATCGCCTGTCCAATAGTCATCTCATAATGGGGGCGGGTCAGTCCTAATAGAAGGGGAATCTCCAATCCCATCACAAAACTCTTGCCACTCCCTCTTGGGGCAGCAATAGCATTCCGACCGTGTTGGCCTAGATCAAAAACCATTTCATAGTGGAAATCTGCGGATTCCTCGAAGCCGTTTTTGTAAAATAACTTCCCCGCCCCCGCAAGATAGCATCTGCGGAAGAAATCCCAAGCCACTACCAAATCAAAAGGAGTCGATTGATTATGCAGAACGGCCAACCTCGCCTGCTTCTGAGCATCAGTCGATAACGAACCATAATCCCTCGGCAGTGGCCATATCGGAAATGGTCTTTTAATCCACACTATTTCTGTTGTCCTAATTCAAAATTCTTATGACACCATTCACATTGTAGGAGGTCGCCTTCTTCGCATGGCCCATCATGTTCACTCCTTACCCCACAATAAGGACATCTTGCCGTAATGGTTCGATATTGTTGCCACTTATGACTTTTTCGCATTGTCCAACTCCTTGAGAGCAGGTAAGGTACGGATGACATCGAAGAATGCGATGGTTGTAGCGATACCGGCTGTCCACGCCGAATTGCCAGCATTGCTACCCATCACAATTTTCAGACTGGGCCAGATGCCTTCAATATAGCCGGGTTGATTCAGGAGAGCCAAAACCATATCGGGAATCATAGCCCTGTCTTGAAAGTCCCACATTGTAGTTGAAGGAGTCATCAATGGCTCAGCACACAAAGACACTATATGAAAAGCGACAGTGTTCAAAACAAACCCATCTTCCAGAATATACTTTTTTAAGTTTGTGAATTCAATATCCTCCGCAGGTTTAGCTCCGGCAATGCCTGTATCGTATGTGTGCTTTACTTTGAAATCAGATGGTAGTTTCTCTATACCGGGAATAGGTGTTGCAACAGGGTAAAACTCTTTTTCATTTTTAGGGAAAGATTCTGCCGTATAGTCTGTTTTATCAGTCTTCTGCGGAGGAGATTCCGGGGAAGAGGTCTTGGTCACAGGTTGGAGGTCTGGTTTTGATGCAGGGATTTTCGGAATTTTGTGGGTGGGCATCGTCGTTTGGGGTTCCTCCGGGTACTGGTCTTGGAGTCTCTCCTCCGTCTGGCGGTTCAGTTCCTCCAGAGTCAGCATCTCCTGGGGGGAAGGCTCGTCGGGTATCAAGGATGGGTTCATCGGAATTAGAATTGTTCCTTTTTGTACTTCTTTCTTCACAACCTTGGCCACCTTTTGAAGTTCCTCGCTGGTTAATTTCGCAGGAGGAGTCGCTCGGTCGCCTATCGCTTTCTCGATTGGGTTCGGTTCGGGTTTCTTTTTTGTCATTTTCAGGTTCCTTAATAGTAGATTCTATTTGTTTTGTTGGATTCAAAATACCAGCGATACGTTTCGCAGAAAAGGTAGTCGAGCCACCTTGGGCATTAGGGAATGTTTGAGACACTTTCGCAGTGTATCCAGCAGTCTCGGCAGCTTCCCGAAGTAGTTCCCGCAAATATTTAATTGCCTTGAATTTAACTGAACTATTAGTATTTTGTTGGGCAAGTTTCACCGTCTCTTTAATTTCAATGGAATATGACCATCCTAACTGGCGGAATAGGTTTGTAATAATACTTGGATCATTAAAACTCTGGATTGCAGCCAGGACATCATCAGGACTTGGCTCTGATTTTTCAATTTCATCAAGCATTGTAGGACATCTTGCCCCCAAATCTTTTAACCAGTTTGTCGTGAAATTCCTGACCGGACTCTGCGATGACAGCAGGACTCGAACTACAAGCTGTCCCCTTACCGTCAAGACCTAATCCAGTCCAGAACAACACGCCTGGAGCGAAATCAAAGTCATCCTTGCTTCCGGTAACGATGAATGGACGACCGACAGTACAAACACAGACTTTACCAACTAAATTTTCATTTGGATTTGGCATTCTCATTTTACAATCCCTTCATTGGTTTTTTAATTTCGGGTTTAGGTACATCGAAATATATGATGAACGTAGGTTTTTTTGCTTTCTTGGCTTTTGCGATTGTGTCGGCGGTTCCAGCAGATTTACCATCCCAGAAAACCAACAGCATATCACAGTTATCAACTATCAACTGGTTGCGGATGAATCCTGCCGACTTACCATATTTACTCCATTCAGCTAAGAACCTTTTAACTGGAATATGATAATAAATTGCATATCTCTCTCCAAGACTATCTGCCCCCGCCGCCCCACCAGATATGATTTCTTCAATATTCTCAAACAAAAACAAACCCATATATTTTAGCAATAAATCATAGTTGTTAAAATATCTACTCCCGGCGATTGCTAATTTCATTTTTCACCTTCTTTCTGGGGAGGATGGGTAATCAACTTCTTAAGCACAGAACTATCCCGACCAGAAGCGGCAATCATCTCTGCCAAGATTCGGGGGGATGTTGCTTCCAAAAGAATCTCGTCCGTGACTTTAACGAGAAAACCTTGTTCTCTTAATTTGGCGTTGCCCTTGGCTGTACTTGTGGGGAAAATGAAACCAGGACTCCCCGGACGGCTAAGAACAAACATAATTCTATTGAAAGTGGATAGGCAGAAGAAAACCTCATCCTTGAGGTAAAGCGGTTTGATTCGGAGAGCTTTAAGATACAACAAGGCAATCTTTCTTGAAATCCCAAACGTAGTCTCTAAATGGGAAAGCTCAACTAATTCCCCGAACCCGAAATCATAGACTTTAGGCAAATTTAATGGTAACTGAATCATTATTTCCTTTCTCTGTATTCTTATTATAGCAGATATTGGACATTTTTCAAGACTTTTTTAATCCTGCTATAGCTACTTGATATGTGGTTGTTTTTGGAGGCCACTCCAATTCAATATCGGCATTGTCCTCCATTAAGTCGGTGACATTGACTCCCATTGCCTCTGGGCAAGTTGTTATATGATGATGAGGAAGCATTTTTTTGGCTCTCGTAATCTCGGCCTTGAGGTTTTTCCTGGCCGTACCTTGCCAGTATAGACAACAGTATAGTTGCCGGTCAGTCCAGTCAGAATGCTTTTTCCTCATCTTCTTGACGTGAGTAGCCAAATCAAATTCCGTATAAATTAAATAAAAGTCTTGGTCAAATATGTCAAAAAATAATTTCTGTTGAGGAGGACAACCTTTCTTTTTACCGTAGTTGGGACATCCTTTGGTGTGGCCCGGATAGGATTGACGACATAGTTTTTGAAACATAGGATCAATATTTATGGTATGAATATTATATATCATTTTTGATTTTTCCTTAGTGCTGTGGAGGCTGCGTCAATAATTCTCTGCCTGCTTTCAGAGACGTGCGGTAGGCTCTCATTTGGACGATGACATTTGCCGCCTGCGGAGTCTTTTGTCGTCCTGACCGTCTCCATGTTCTTAGTAACAGGCAGAGATGTTTCTAAAGTGATTTCTTGACCTGAGACTGCTGCGATGCGTTTTACGGCGATTTCACAATATTCTCGTTCCTTCTCAATGCCGATGAAGTTGATGCTAAGTTCTTTGCAGGCTATTCCTGTCGTGCCGGAGCCGAGGAATGGATCAAGGATTATTTGGTCGGAGCCGGGCATCTTGAGAAGCGTACACAGATATTTCATTAAGGCAAGAGGCTTAACTGTAGGGTGTATGTTCTTCCTGATTGTTTCGCCACGCTGATAAGGATTGTCGATTGGGGTATCTCTACCGTCGTTTACTTTTTCACCAGATTGATCGTCCAATCCCACATTACGTTCTTTGCGAGAAGTTTTAGCACAATAGAAGAATCGAGAAGCCCCCCCGGAATCATTATGTCCCCTTATTCCGTGTAAGTCACCACTTGGATTTCTAAATGTATCACCATCTATGCCTTTACCCTTATCGGCCCTTTTGCTTGTAGTTATTCCAGTTTGTTCGTCCAGCATCGCCGCCGCTTCTTCGTCGAGGATTAAATTGGCAGGCCATCGACCTTGAACTTCTTGGCCTTGATATGTTATACCACTCCCAGGAGAACAATTAAATGTGTCTTTTTTAGCTTTTGCGGGTGTGCTAAATCGTTTCTCTGTTCCGATTCGGGCAGCGTCGATGTTTAGGCCAGCGACTCCGTGTGCCTCGGCGTTGTGGGCGAATGTGCCATCAAGAGGCTTCATTGCCACGATGATAGGCTCCCAAGCAGGCTTGAGGGCTGTACCGTAGCCATCCCAGACCTCCGCAAGAGAAGTGGCGGGAGCGGTTTCAGTAAATGGTTTATCCCACACATAATTATCATCATCATAAGTTTTCGCTCCACCCCCTTTATTTCCATTAGTTCTAATTTTTGTGATTTTTCGTGTGGCTCCGGCGATTTTGTCGATGGCTTTGCTGATGTTGTGGGATTTGGGGAAGCCTGAGCCATAGAGCCACATCATACAGTCTCGGATTTCCCAGCCAGCGTCCTCGATGGCACAGGCGAGACGATGGTAGGTGCGGGTTCCGCCGAAGCAGAGCAGGAAGCCCCCGGGTTTGGTGATTCGCAGCATTGTTTTAGCCCAAGCCGTGAACCATTGCTGAAATTGGGCATTGCGAGAGAAATCATAAGAACCGGCTGCGTTTGATCTATGAGTTCTCATAATTCCCACTGCGGGTCTTTTGTTATCTTGTCTCATCCTCTCATCAATAGAGTTCAGGCTGAAGGTGTCCCAGTCCTTGCCCATAAAGCCGATACCATAAGGGGGGTCGGTGACGATGGCGGAGATGAAGTTGGATGGCCAAGATGAGACGACTTCGAGATTACCTCCGCAGAAGATTTTGTTTTTTAGTGGGTTCATTAGTTCATCCTTTCCGAGATTAGTTCGAGGAGGAGACAACCTGGAAATACGAGGGGGAAGATTCTGTAGGTGAGATGGGGATTGCCGTGATGTACCCAGTATTTCTCGGAGTGGAAACTCATGAGGACGGTGTCCCCGAAGTTTATGTTGGGGTGTTTTGGGAGAAAGAAGAAATGGTACATTTCCATACCAAGGTCATGAATGGTCACTACCTGATTCTCACCGTAACTGTACGATTCAATCACTTCTCCAATTATAGGTTCGTCGGTTATCATAATCTGTTTATTTTTTTCTTTTTAGGATGACCCCACAAAGCAAACAGCAACCATCTTTGTCGATAGGTCTCTTACCTTGACAATAGTGACAATCAACTATTTCACCAGTTGAGATGGGGGGCTTATATTTTTTACTTTTCATTTTAATTCCTGTCAAACCAATATTTTAACACCTTCTGCGGAGGAAGTCAAGTCTTTTCCCCGAATTTGTGAATATATCTATCTCCATGTGTATAGGTTATTGTGCAGTTTTCTTTCTTGTCTCGATGCTTAGCTCGATGTCTTGCGATTCCTAAGTAGTGGAACGCCTTATTGCAAGTCTCACAAAAACAGTTTTTTGCATAGGTTACTTTCATTTTTAATCCCTTTCGTCCATAAAGAATAACTCTCCGCATTCTTCACATTCAATCTCCTCATCCTTTTCAAGTTCAACGGTAAACTCACCCCAACACCTGGGGCAAATAACTTCTGTTTCATCTGGCATTATTTACTCCTATAAGTGTTATATTCGTTATAGTTGGAACCAAGGTTATCAACGAGTTTGATAATGTAGGGCAAAAAGTGGCATTTTGGGGCCGTGAGCCAAGATTTCGCTTGCGGAGCAGAGGGGAAGTGGTTGTGATAGTCTGGGATATTAGGCTAATAATGAAGATTATCAATTCCTCTCTCCCTGTGCTCTGCATTTTGATAGTCTGGCCTCTGGTTGTAGTGGTTATGATGATTGTAGCCTCCATTCCCAACGGATTATATGAAGGCTTCCTTTGGGTCGGATGGGGATGCCTAAGATGCCCATTGACTTTTTTACTCGGTTTAGGGTTGCGGAAGAATAACCCAAGTCTTTACCTTCCTCGAAGATTAGTTTGGAATCGACTGGGCCTTCGGACAGGAAGGATTCGAGCCACTCGGAGGCGTCGGTTTGTTTGCGTGGGCGACCTCCGGGTTGCTTTCGGGGGGCCAAGAGTTCGGCGGCTGTTAGATGGACGGGTTCTTTCTCGAAACAGACTTGAGAGTAGAAGTCTTTCCTTTCGGTTCCGGGTTGTTGGACTAAGACGTTCATGAGGCGGTAGGCCAGGCCGGTGTTGCGGGGGCAGAGATTACCCTTGAGCCAAACCATGTAGCGGCGATCTTCGGCATCTGGGTCTTGGGCGATGAGCCAGCACATTCGGGCGGCGTTTTGTTGGCCTACGGAGCCGAGGAGTCGGAAGTCGGCGGATGAGTCCTCTTTTTTGTTGAGGTGGGTTATGCCAATCATGGCTAAGTTGTAATCCGCTGCGATTTCTCCAAGAGGACGGAGGAAACTCCTGACTGCTATATTGTCATTGGAATCGGCTCCTATACCCATATAAGAGGTGTAGGGGTCTATACCCACGAGTTTTGGGTTAGGGGCTTTGTCGAGGACTTCTATAAGCATATCTAAGTCGCCCGTTTTAGATTTAGAGAGATTGTCGATGCCCACGAGTCCGGTCTCGCCATTGTCCAGGGTTACTTTCTTGCCCTTGAGGATGCAGAGTCGGCTGATATCGGCCTGCATAGCCATTAGACGGGGTATTATTATGTCGCCCGGTTGATCTTCGGCGGAGAGCAGAATGCAGTCAGCGGGTTCTCGGGTTGTTCCGGGAGGGTCGTCAATCCAGGGTCGGCCCGTAGTTATTTGGGCAATCATGTATAGGAGAAGGGTTGACTTGCTGACTCCTCCGATTCCCGCCATTATAGCGAGCATTCGTAGAGGCCAGCGATTAGGCCAGAGCCAGTCGATAAATTCGACCTTAACTTTGTCGCCCCAGATAAAATCGGCTTCTTTTTTAACTATGCCCACAAGAACTTCCTGAATATGTTCAGTATATTTCTCCTCGTCTTTTTCAGTTTACTTAGATTACCGTTCTCGCAAGCTCTAAGCCAGTTACACTCTTCACAGGAGGGACTGTAGGGACAATATCCGTATTTGTCACGAAAGTTTTTCATGAAGTGTTCCTTAAAAATAGTGGGGGCCGGAAAGCGGTCAGGAAAACCGACCCCCTGAATGGCCTGTGAGCCATTTGGTGTGTATGATTGCAATTACCTGACCGCATTCTTTCCTTCATACTATTCATTATAGCCGATGTCGGAAAGTTGTCAAGGGGAATGTTACTGGCAGTCGGGACAAGGGCAATCTGCATAGCAGTTTCCGTCTTCTGCGAGACACTTTCCACAGCCATCTTCAGGTTTTTTGATTTTGGTATCGTTGCAAGTTGGACAGGGAAGGAGGGTGAGAGCTTCACGAGCAAGGTATCCGATAGGCCCATCACTTACAGTGAGTGGTTCTGTATTTGTAATTGTGATTATGCTTATAAGTTTTGTGCGGAGTTGGATGATTTGGTCAGGGGTCATTTTGGTTCCTCCGGGATTTTTGTTGCTCGATATTCGGGGATGGATTCACCTGCACAGGTATATCGCAGGATATTGCCGTTGGCATTTTTAACGTGTATTTCAACTTCGCCACCGTCTAATAAGTTGTAGTCCCCGACATCATATTCTTCGGCTCTTTTAACGGCAGCGAATTCGGATGAATAAGCGTATGTGTCCTGCCAATCATCGTCTCCGTCGTAGTCAGGGATATGAGTTTTCCATAGAGGAGGACACTTGTGGGTAGTATCCCATTTGAATTCTTTGCAGATTTCACATCTTGCCATTTTGTGTTCCTTTCTAAAAAGAGAGACTAAGTTAGTTCCCAGTCTCTCTCGGGCAGTTGCCCTTATACCATAACGAAGGTGTTACCTCGGTTATTGTCAATTTGTTTTGTCGCGTTCCAAAGTGCCGGTACAACCACAATTTCCACATTCCATATCACTGACGTGAGGCCAAACTTTCCGGCCTTTAGGAATTTCAAGAGGAACTACACACGGACGCCCAGCTCCTTCGATAGATAGATTGGGGGTCGTAGGGGTATGTCCACAGTTGTTGCAGACTGTTTCGATTGTGTACGTTTTCTTGTCGGACATTTTTGGTTCCTTTCGATTAAGGTTTCGGTTTTAGAAAAATGTTGGCGACCGATGACATTCACCATTCTCATTCTTTAGTCATCCCAAGGTCGAACTCTTGTAATGCACCCGTTTAGCAAGATAAGGTACGTCTAAGTTCGTCATCAAAGGCAACTTGCTTTGCCATAGCAGAATTGGGACTGTAACCCAGTTCGTGTTCTACCACGCCGCCGCCAACTATATTTGTATTATACCATATCGGGGGAAACCGATCAAAGGTAAAATATAAAAAAAGAGAGTCCGGCGTACTGCAACAATCCTAAACGGAGGGCCGCCATCCTTAATGCTGTTCTGACGGAGAGGGCTTTCGACCAACTCTCGCCTTATCATCTCACACAGGTGCGTGAATGACTTATAGGCCCGGGCTTCACGGCAACTATATTGTAGCATACCGAGGGATGTCGGGCAAGGGAAATGTGGGGATTTTGGGAATATTTTTGAGATTTATTTATCGGACGGAAGCATACTCAGGCATACCTTATCGGACGTGAGGGAGACTTCGCTACTACGGGGACGTGCGGGGGACTGCGTGAATTTTGGCTCGGGAAATAAAAATGAGTTTAAGTGGGAGAGGTCTTTGACCTAACATTACCGGACGTTGCTGGGGGCCGATGGGGGGTTGCTGTGCAGGATATTATCGGACTCGGTGGTTATCGGACTAGGCATGATGGCTACGGAGGTTGGATGTTATCGGCGATGTCCTATAACCCGGCAAGTATAACCGCAAGTCTTGAGGTGTAATGGACTTAGTTATCGGACAATTAGTTATTCAGACTTATCGGACTTGACTGGACAATTGGTTATTCAGACACTTATCGGACGCTGTGGTGGGTATAGGTAGAAGAAAGGCCCGGATCATGATAACCCTGGCCATGTGTTATTTAATTTTCAGGCTATAACCAAACCCCCCACATTCTAACAGTTATCAACCAATTCTATCCTATACCCAAGACAACGACTAACAGTTCCGTTGTCCCATGTCACCTCAAATCCTGCTGAAATACCCCGGGATTTATTTGCTTGCAATATTGCCGTAATTGTACCCCGCTCATTACAAGCTTTTTGATATGCTTGTTTGGCATTAGATTTCGCAGGTTCACGTCCTAAACTTTGCCAATAGTCTCGTTTCCCCTTAAGGCTATATCCACTTTGTTTTACTCTGTCTTCGATTTTCATTTTATACCTCTTTTGACATAAGGAAGAGCCGGACGGCATCGCGACCATCCGGCCCCAGATGAAATGATGTGACTAAGCCCAATCAGCTTATCTTAAGTAACTCATCTCGTATAGCTTGACCGCCACATTCCGACGTGTCTTTAACTTCGCAGTTTTCACAAGCCGACAAGCCGTCAAATTGTATTAGCCAGCAATCACTTGTTAGCTTATCTTGGTCGATCTCTTTGCTTTCAGTAATCACTATTTGACCATTTTCAACCTTTGCTTTTCGATATAACATTTTTGATCCTCCTCGATTTATGGTTCTTATAGTTTCCCATTAGCGACACAATCTCTTTTTAACCCCTCCGATACTGTCCACAATATCGGATAATCATTCAGCCGCTCATAATCAAAAATACACACGTTTCCGGTTGACCAATCCAAGTGATATTTTTTAGGCAACCAACCTGCATCAAACATAACCTCTAAAGTTGTTTGTTTGTAGTGTTCACTGTAACCATAACGGAATGATCCAACAACAACAGCATTATCCTTGTGCCGAATACATCGAACGGAATGATAAGTATTTCCATTTACTTTATCAAACCACTTTTTCACAATCACTGTAAATCGTTTCATATCAATTCCCCCCCCCAGAACCATCTCATCTCATCAGAAAACAAATCAGGTTCCCCGGTAGTCAAAGACACAAACAACAGCTCTTCCTGATCCTCCCGTATTTTTTGCTCCTCCGCATCCGCAATACAGTCTTCGCATAAATACTCTTCTTCATATTCATGCAAATCTTTATAGTACTCACTACAACAAGAGCAAAGACCGGAATCGTAACATTCAGAACAAAGCAAATTGTCTGCCGTCGATTCGATCCCGCCACATCCATGTATGTCTATTAGCCTTATTTCGTCGGCATCCGTTATTTTACATCGACACTCCGAACAAATCGCAAAAGGTTCCGCGTCCGGACTATTGTAATTATTGAACCACCGGATAACTCCGAGAACATGGGGACAGGCCGACTCGGTAGCAAAACTCCTCAGCTCCTCTTCATTATCCAGACAATACACAAAGACTTTGTTACTAAAACTGTTCCCGTTATTCTCAAGCAAATCCGTTGCGGCTTTTAGATCCTTGATCCCGCCTGTACCAGTTGCGGCTATATTCTCGAATGTCCCGGCCTTGTCAATATAGAAAAAGTTCCATTCCCAAATGCAGCCGCCATATCCTCCTCCGTCGTATTGTACTAAGATATTTGTGTTCATTTTTGCTCCTCCTCATTTAAGCGTAATTCACATAAAGGATAGCCGTCATGCTCCTCCAAATAGATAGTTTCCCCGTCTCCGTCAATACGCATTTCGGCAGACAACGCCAACGGTTTTAGTTCCCCGGCATCGACCAACGCCTTAAGTATTTCCTTATCAGACGGCACAAAGTCGGTGAATTGTCCGGGTTTTCCCCGGTTATAGGTTTTAGGCATGGTCGGGATAATGAAGTCGCGGCTGGCACAATTTTTATCATTCACATCAAATCCGTCTACTTCATTACCCCACACATCGTAAAACCATAACTCATAACTAACATATTTCATTTTTGATCCTCCTGATTAGTCTGCTATTTTCTCAATTCTCTTGATTTTCTTTGTTGGTTTTAATTTTTGTACTTGTATTTTTGCATCGGCTTTATCAAAGGCCATTATTCTGATTGAACTCTTATCCTCAAAGAATACCCGATAAACATGCTTATATAGTGGCGTTTCCGATTTCATTTTTCACCTCCTCAATATCCGTGTTCTTTTAACCAAACATCTAAAATCATGGCCGCCTCTTCCAGTGTTAAAACTCCGATATTTTCCTTGTAGATCAAATCATTCTCAAGTCTGATATACTCTTCCATGTGTCCCGGTTTCAGATTAAGTGCAATCATTTTACCCCCCTTTATCGTGTTCTTTATTTATTTTTACACATTCTTCCTGAACAACTGGATGCCATATGCCTTTGATTTCAGAATAAGGCACATAATTAGTTTGTGCCCACTGTCTAAATTCTCGTTTTTCTGTTTCATTTAGTTCTCTGAACATATCAATCTCCTAGCTTATTGCCCAATACACCGCCACCACAAGCCGTAACATATTTATTGCCTTGATATTGTTAAATAGTGTGTTCATAATTAGCATCCTATATATGTTTTGTAGCAATCTTCCCCACAACAAACCTGTTCTGGATATTCAGGCGTAAACTCCTGACCGCACCAAGCACATTCTCGTTTGTAATCCTTCCAGGCATCGGGACAGCCGTGTTCGTGGCATAAAACGCCATTGATTATCATTACTTCACATTGTTCGCACATAATTGATCCTCCGATTGCTTAATCATATAGTAAAGTATAACCTATTATCGACTATAAAGCAAATAAAATATCTGTAAATCGAACATTTTTATTGACTACCGTTATCAAATCTGTTACAATACAATGGCGGCATTCCCGGCAAGCCTGAAAGGTTATAGGACGTGCCGATTATCGGACGTTGTGTCCCGCCACGCAGATTATCGGACTATCCCCCAGACTCATTCCTGATACTGCGTGAATTTCCACTCGCGGAGTTATTCAGACTATTTAGGTAAAAGCTAAGGCCGCCCAGACTACTGACACCCCAGACGGCCTTTTCTACTATATTGCATCGTATCGGTTTTTTAGTTCATTTTTAATCCTCCTATTTATTGGCCTATAGTAGGCTCAGTTCGTATATCTGTATTGTACCATAATCAATAATACAAGTCAAGGGAAATGTCCTGCGGAGGTAAAGAGGAGGAGCCGCCCAGTTGTGGTGGCGGGAGGTATCGCCCCGGGCGGCTCGGTGGTGAAAATGATTCCCTATTCATTTATGTTCAAAAAGGGCTGGCCGGTAATGCCGGATCACTATGCCGGATATTGCAGCCAGCCTTTACCAATTATTTATTATTACAAGCTATTCCAGCTAAAAATGCCTGCATCCAGTTATAAAGCTCTCGTTTTGTGTTATAACCACCTGTACTGATGGTACTAATGCCACCACCTTCGTTGTACATCCTAACAAGTTTAATGCCACCATAAGCATAATCAAGGTGATAATTGCCAATATTGACTTTGTATCTTCCCTTGCCTGTTTCTCTCCATGATTTTATTGGTGAATCTGTAACTTCATTGATTCTTTTGACCAGATACTCAAGGTCTTTTTGTGTGATTCGATTCATTTTATCCTCACTTTCTTGAAAAACAAAGTCACCACGTTCCGCCTAATAGACAAACTCAATCAAGTCGGCACTGAACTACGCCAATTTCCCATCCTTAGTAAACTCGTAATCGTTTGCCTTAATACTCTCAATTATCTGCTCCTCACTTGCCAAATACTCATATCCTTTCTGGAGCATTATTCGGTAATCCTCTAAAATACTTAACCTGAATTCTTGCCGGATGTAATCGGCATCCTCACAATCTTCGTTATCTTCAGCAAGGTATGTATGGTATTCGGCTAAAAACTCTGCGGCTGTTTTGAATGTTTCACAATCTTTTCCATGTTCTTTATGTATCTTTTTTGCTGTTTCGACTGCATCTATATCAAAACTCCCGAGACAATAGCTCCCTCTATCTATATCGAATTCCGTAATCGTAATCCCGACGTTTTTAGCATCCTCAAAGGTATTTTCCCACCAGTCAGAGAAAAGGTTTATATCATACAAACCCTGCACGGCCTTTTCTTTTGCATCCTCCGACAATTCGTCAAAAGGATATACTGTTGTTTTCGTTACTTTGATTCTCATAAGTTTTTCCTCCTCTTATATTCTGCCGCCAGATTCTTTTTAACCTGCACAACAATCTTCTTCGCATTAGCCAGCCCTGCATTAGCCAACAGCTTATCCGTCAACGCCTTTGCCATATTATCAATATCAACTTTGGACAATTTCATATTCTACCCCCTAATAAGCAGAAATATAAATATCAGGACGGCTTGTTACGTTATAGATATAACTACCACAACGAACTAACAAAGCTCTTTTTCCGTAAAATTTATTTTTCATGCCTCGAATACTGCCGGTATGGTGAAAGTTCGGTAGTCTGCCACCAATAAGCCCAATTTGTTTCCCGTTTTCAACTTTAAGATATTTTACTCTTGCCATTTTTGCCTCCGAAAAAGTGAAAACCTCTATTTCACTATGCAAAGTATAACACATCCCGCCTGACAATGCAAGTACAAAATTATAAATTTTAGAAAATATCCACATTTTTATACAATCCTCCGCAGTAATGCTTTTAATCCTGCGGAGGTATATTCTGAAAACTTCCACACTTTTATCCATCACAAAACGAATAACTAATACAACCCCCACTATCTCTAAAACCCCCCAAAATCGCTATAAAAAAACTTTTCCCTTGACTATCCTTTAGATATGTGATACAATGAAAATGGAGTTTTTCTGACTACGCCGAAAACATTATCGGTCGTAATAGTTATCGGACTGTCCTCCGCAGAACATTATAGGACTAATCCCCGTAGGTGTTTATCAGACTGCGTGAATTTCCACTCACCATTTCAAAACCCGCCCTGACCGCCGAATCAATCCGTCTTGTTTTAACATGGCGTAGCATGTAATAAATTCAATGTGGTTTATCTCTCCGGTAGCATAAGCCCATCGTAAATCCTCTTCGGCCCGGCTAACGGTTCGCGGTCTACGTTTACTACCTTTACTCATAATTTTTTAGCCTCCTCTTTGATTTCAGTTTCTATCTTTTCCATATTTGCTAAAAGGGAACCTCGAACATCTGCGATGATGAGTCTGGTGGTATTATAATTCAAGGTAATTCCCGAGAGAGAAGTCTCCGAGTCATCAACAGTCAACCGTGCCCCATGACAATTACACATTTTATGGAATTTTGTCAGGTCTGCATATTGCTTGCTAAGCCTTTCAATTTTACTTACGTTCATAATTTTCCTTTCTAAAGAATAGGGTAGCTTCTTATTTCGATTTTCGGACTTACATATCCCTTATCCCCTATGCGTTGCTCGTAGAATGGCCAAATCACTATCTTCGCTGTCATAAAAGCCCTCGCTGGATAGCAGGAGTTTGACTCATAGGTTCCCCTCCCAATAGAATGACTATCAAGCCAACACCCGGGGTTAAGAGCAAAACGGTGTCGCCACAGTAACTCTGCGGGCAATTCTCCTCTTGTAGGAACACTCGCTGCTGGTTGGGGGGGTAACACACAAAAGGTGTGAGTATGACCACTAATACAAACATCGGCACATATCCACTCATCCAACATCGCTTTTAGCTTCATAGGCTCTGCTCCTGCACTCCTACCAGAACCATAACCGTGCCGGGCCACAACGGTAACAACTGAGCTATTCTTCCCATCCCCTCTAACAAATCTAAATCGAATCAAGACTTCATCTGATAAATCCGGTATATCAAGTTTAGAGCATAACTCAGTTTGAATATCCTGATTAACCCGCTTACGAATAGTTTTTTCGTGGCCACCTTCAAGTGCCCCTATAATTAGATGTCTTATTGGGGCGAGGATTTCTGCCAACCTGTCAGCCTCCTGTGTCGTCATATTAGACAACTTATCTTTTACATCTGCTACATTTCCGGCCAAAAGCCAATCCGCCATATCGGAGAAATCAAATCTCCTTACATCATTTGGATTAACGGCATTCAAAACATCTCCTCCAAGCAAAACCCGAACGTGCCGCCCTTCCATTTCGTCTCGTTTCTTTATTTCAGCCACTTCTTTTTTCAAAGCCAACTCGTTGCAGTTATATTTCCCACAATGTATATCCCACAACGGGAAAATCTCCCCTCGATCCCCACGACCACTGCATTTAATCTCAACATCTAATAGCTTCATACCTTCATCCTTTCAAGATTCAGCATTCTATACATAGCCAAAAATATTTCTTCCGCAGGCTCAGGGAGCCAAGGAATTATGATCTCTTCTACAGGATTACTGGCATCCACTATCCAGTCAAAACCAGGAGGCATTTCTGGCATCAAATCTCGAATCTCTGTAGCCATCATCCGAATGTCAGCCTCCTTAACCTCCACAGAATAGGTTAAGTCAACTCCTAACGCTAAACCAATTATCGGTTGGATTTCTCGTTCAAAACCTCCAACTGTTTGAAAATATCCCGTAGTAGGGTCTTTTACCCAAAGGAGTCTTTTCCAAGGTTTAGCTATATCGCCGATATATGTCTCATCCGCATCGTGGAGCAACTTCGCCAGCGGATCGCCGGGCAAATCCTCATTCATCGCCATCAGCACACAATGCTGAGCAACGGAGTAAAACTGCCGAGTATGCCCCGTATATCTACATTGGTACGCCAACGAATGAGCAATGTCCTCTATACAGACCATTTCGGGTTTAGGATTTAACAAATCGAAACTCTTCCCGGCGTAAGTTGCAACATGATTAATGCTATTGTTCATTCCGTTCCTTTCGTATATACCAAATCAACATTCCTAACCAGATTGTATTCACCGCTACCACGCCTAAACCTCCTGCAAAACTCACCCATTGTCCGAGATGTGGATAATAATGGATGTTCCAGTAGCCCCAAGCCGTAAAGTAGGCTATGTGCACGAAGCTCAAACCCCGAACCTTCTTGTCTTTATAGAGTTTTATACAAATGAGCATAATAAACAAGCCGCCTAAAAGCTCGAACAAGCCATTAACTTTATCTTGCCACATCATTCACCTCGTTCAAGGTCTTTGTTCGTTTCCAGATAAGGCACAACACAATCTGGATATTTCTTAATAATCTCTTTGGCTTTCAGATTGAAATGTTTCTTGTAGAGCTTATTAGGATTCCGCAACGGTCTATCATCTACCCAATTCCCCATTAGCATTGAATCCCGAAGTGTCACCAAAGTCGTTATTGCTTTTGTGACGTGGGACATACCGCTATCGGAGTCTATATCTTCCCCCTCAAACCAATCCATAAGATGCCCCATAGCCGCATCATAATACACAGTAGCACTAACCCCCATCGCCCGATAGTTATGCCGCCCATATTTTCTCGCCCCCTCCAGCATCCCTAATCCCATCTCAAACAACACCGCACAAGACAGTGTGGACACCGGAGCCTTTTTCATCCCAATTATATCCTTCGGATTCGTCTCTTTAGACTCCTCCACAGGTGTTTCTACCTCACATTTCTCTGCGGAGGTTTTTGCTTCATATAACGCAGCCGCCGCTTCAGCCTCTTTCTCGGTGTTATATCTGTAAACCGTCCCACCGGTTCCATCCGGCTGAATATATCCAGTCATGGCATTTGTCTCGCCTACAATATCCGCTATCCATTGGTTAAAATATTCAGGATCGCTGTAAAAATGTTTTCGCACTCTCGTTATTTCTTGTGTCATTTCAGTTCTTCCTTTCCTAATAAAACTTTACCTGTTAATTTCGGGATCTCAAGATAATAACATACAAAACCAGGTGCTTCATATTTACGGAAGATACCTACACCCTCAATCCTGCCCAGCTTCTTCGCCTTCAATATAGTCTCGGGCAGATACACCTTGAATCCTTTTTGCATCCTATAAAGCGGAACCGACCCGAGCCATATAATAGGCTGCTTATCCATTTCCTTTATCATACACGCCGTCTTAAAAGTCGTGTCCCACCAATTTGGGTGTACCACAGTTACAAACAAAAAGCCATTAAAACCAACATATTGTTGCCTGACAAGAATAGGCTGGTCATTCAAGAAAAGCCTCTTTGCCAATATATAGTGGCCCCTTGGTTTCCCTTGTGAGAAATGAGGACAAATCGAAATAGGTATCCTAACAGCTTCCATATCATTTTTGAATGAGTACATCTTTTTTGGGGGCAATATGTTTGGCAGTTTTTCGTAACCTTTGCTCGGATATATTATCGTTTGGTTTAGTATCCCACAGAAGTTTAATTTGGTTGTCACTGAAATTATACTCTTTTAGTATATCTGAAAATCTTTTTTTGGTCATTAGTATTTCCTTTATAATCCAAATAATAACTGAAATGCTGACAGGCAGTTGGTCTGCAACAACCGTGTCCGGTAATCAAAGCCCACGCAGGGTTATATTTCACCTTTCATCCGCATTGTCAGGCTACCACGTCACCGCCAGCATTATTCACTTTTCAAAAAGCCAGTGACGAATCACACGCCCTTAAAACCGACTATAACGGCTGGCCACACACGTGTCTTGCTTACGCAGTTGGTACTTCGGCTGGAACTTCTGCCGATGCTTCAATCGGAGCCGGGTCAGGATTCTCAGTCTGACCCTCAACCGGTTCTGCGGAGGTCTCGGTGGTCGTGTTGATAACTTCTCGGATGTAGCAGTTGGTGAAATCCTTTTTGTACTTGTCGCTAAAGGACGTGCTGACCTTGACTCGGAGAACCATGTTGATAGATGCTTCAAGAACCTCAAAAGCCTCTTTAAGATCATCCAAAAGAGGATTTCCCGAAAGTATCCTTGCGTCGCCTTTCAGAATTCCATAAGCTGACGACCTGTAAAAATTAACAAGGAATTCCTTGCCGTTGAGTTTCTCGTCTTGGACATCCTCGATTCGGCCTGTGAGTTTGTACCAAGCAGTCTTAACCCCGTCTTTCACTTTTTGGCCAGAATCAAACTTGACGATGGATACAATATAGTCCCCATCTGGCGGCATCCAATTACTGTAAACCTCTGACTCCTTGAACGCCTGATTATGCTCTGCGAGCAACTGTTCAAATGCTAAGTCCATAGTCGTTCTCCTAAAAAATATGTTTCTATTGTTTTTTTGCCGCTTCAATGGCGGTATTATAATTCTTAACAAACACATCCCACGCATTGACAAGAGGGATTTCAAATTTCCGGCACATCCCTGGAACACCCCTGGTTTTTCCTTGTCGTTCTTCAGTTGTAATAGAATTAAGATAAAAGGTGGGGACGATTGTCTCCTTCACTTGTTTAATGATTTGGCCATTGCCAAGTTTCTTTGCAACAGTTTCCTTAGCCGTCTTACTAAGATAGTAAATCGTCAGCTTAAAATCGCTACTATTGACAATTTGAGCCGCCATAGTTGGAAACACGGAATCTCGAACAACAGTTCTCTCTTTATGGGTCGCTGGATTAGTCTCTGTCTTTGTAATCATGTGTCCTACACAAGACCACACAAATCCAGCCTCTTGCAATTCTCGCAGCCTTGACCAGCACCGCTCCCGAATCATAGCCCACCCTTTCCCCTGACTCCCGAACTCTGTAATATCATCACAGCCTTTTTCTGTTTGTAATCGAAGTTTAATCATTCCAATCCATTCATCTGTGGTATCAATAGAGATTCTACGAACCACGTGCTTCCCCGCCTTACCCTCGTCTATGAGTTTTTTGGTGACTTGCATATAATGTTCATAATTTAGAATAGGAACTCGCATTGCTCTTGTTCCTACAACACTTTCTGCACTCCTGTCAAAATCCAGAATCATGCTATCAGGAATACTTGACTCAAAAGTGGTTTTGCCTTCACCACTTGGCCCGACAATATACAAATTCAAATCCTCCGCAGGCTTAGGGTTATAGCCGGTTTGGACTCCAAGTTTGGCCCAGTCGGTGGGGATAACCGGCACAGTATTAGGAGTCGCAGGCAACACAACATTCCCCTGTGGAGGTTTAGCTTTCACCGGAGCCGAGGCAGGAGGCATTACTCTTACTGGTATCTGTGGGGCTTTTTTTGGTTGCTCTGGAATAATTAAACTTGTCATAGTTTCTCCTTAATGTTAAAAAGGAATTTAGCTTTTTCAAGGAAAACTGCTGTGTTATGGGTACAATCACAGCCGGGGCCAGTAAGACAATACACTCGTATTTGGCTTTTTTGGCCGTTACGCATATCTTCGATGCAAATCATATCAGTTCCATACCGATTCTCAAATATATCCCCGTGCTCCCACTTATGTTGAGGTGGAGTCTCTAAATCTTTTTGGGTTTCCTCCAGTCTGGATAAAAGTTCATTCCCGCTGGTAATCACCTTTTTGAGACTACTGATTGAAGATTGTAACTCAGTCATAATTTTTCCCTTCTAATTTTTCTGCATCTTCAATGGCTTTCTCCGACGTACAACGTAACTCGTGGCAACTACGATTGTGACTGGCTACACCAAACCAATATGTCCTGCCATTACAACCTTGATAAGCCAAAGCAACCGGGCCTTTAATCACATTAAACATTTTTTGCCTCTAATTCTTCGATTCTTTTCTTGTCTTTAGGACGCTGGCGATATGCTCCTCCTAATAATGTTCCAAGCGTACCGCCGAACAACATAGGAAGAGCTAAACCGACTGGGCCTTGTGGGGAAAACAAAGTTGTCTTAATCTCTTCCCCACCTAATATCCCAAGATTCGTTATATTTTTGTAGTATCCCCCTTTGATTTTCTCAATCGTAATCTTGAAATCAATAGCCGACCCGACTCGTTTAGCGTCAAATAGAGTTGTATATGGCATGAGCAATTTCGGTTCGACACCTGCCCACTCTGCCGCTTCCTCGTTCACATAGGTAGGGGTAATCACATCCTGAAAAGCGGAGCAACCAAACATCACCGCTAAAGCCATCACCATCAGAACAGTCAGTGTTTTTTGTTTCTTGTTCATTTTATCTCCTCAAACCCAAAAATCTTTGAAATTGATTCTGCTGATTCTGTAACAAGGTATACCATACTTAGGGTAGTTACTCTTGTCCGAGCAGAGTTTTTATCGTCGGCGGGAATGTCAACAATGTCTTTTAGACTCTCAGTAGCAGGATTAATATAAACCGCACCACCCCCCGCCCAAGCTGTTAATTTTATCATTTTATTCATTTTCTACCTTTCATTTTTTGTAGAATTTTCCACATATAACCCGGACGGTATCCACACAGACGACACCTTATGTATTTTCTTTCGCCAGGATAATGTTTGAACCAATGCTGCCCAAACGTAATTATCCAACACAAGCATTTCATTTTCTTATACTCCACAGGAGAATAGGATACAGAGAATAATCGTAAGAATTATCCCAATTAAAAAACTTTTTTCTTGGAAATCCATCAAACATCCTCCCCGCCAACATCAGGTTTACAATAAGTGTTAGATTCAACCAAATTGCCATCTTCGATGTAGAATCCGATTTTGTTGTCGTCGGATACCTTTTCAATCCAAACTTGGTAATCCTTCCCGGCCACTAATTCACCGATAGCGACCAAACTATCCTTGTCGAGACCATTACCGTCAATCCGCAACACTTTTAGTTTAGGATTCATAGCCATTGCAATAGCGACACATATTTTAAGCCGTTTAGATTGACACTCTTGCTCCAACGGGAGACCATTGTACCCCAAGCCATCAGACAGAATTGAGAGTCCTTCTATAGGCATAACCGTCTCGGCCAGCTTCTTGGCCTTCCGATGTTCAACCATCTTAATTTCATCCCCAAGGTCTCTGTAAGCCGAAGCGTGTATATCCGCATCCACCATCGCCGCTCTCTTCTGGTTATTTCGGCGAATGGCCTCATTCGTGGCAGACAGGGATTTCAATTTAGCCTCAACCTCCGCAGGGTCTTTCTCCTTACCTGGAGAGTTGCATCCTATTTCGTGGTCTAAGGAGGCTCTTAATCTCTGAAGATTTGTCAAACGGGTTTGCCAATCCTGAATTGATTTCTTGGCGGCGACTATATCCTTATGAATACCATCAAGTCGAGTTAGCCGAACTGCATTCTCCGTTCTTATTTTCTGGTATTGGTTATTGTGGGTTTGTATCTTTTTCAACTCAGCCAACAAAGATTCCGAGGATACTTCCTGTGGAGGGAGATTCGGCGTAGTGGTAATACTCTCGGCCTCGTGGAGTCTCCGTTCCTTCTCTTTCCGAACCTCAGAACGCTGTGCCTTGATGGTTTCAATTCTGTCGGTGAAATCTTGGAGATTTAAGCCGAGGAATTCCATCAGTGTGTTCCGCTGCTCGGCAGGCTGTTTGTTGAGAAATGCCAGTGGATCGAAAGACAGATTCCCGACTACTTTATCGAGAAAAGCCTGTGGACTCCGAATCTCCGATTTAGTCTCGCCGGTAGTCTGAACGGTCAGGGTAGAGTTAGCCCCAAAGAACTTCCGTGTTACCTTGTATTCGCCCATATCAACCTCGACTTTTGCCCGAACTTCTCCGTCTTTTATGGGCTTTTTTGGCATCTTGCCACCACACAATGCCGCCTCAATAGCATCGAGCACACTACTTTTACCCGCCGCGTTCTTGCCGGAGATAACAACTACATTACCGTCCGGAGTGATTTCCACAGCGGATAACCTCTTGAAATTTTCAGCAATCAGTTTCAGTATTTTCATATCTTAACTCCTAATTTTCTAAGACCTTTCCTCTCTTTTCGAGATAAAAAAGCCCAAGAGGTTTGATATTCTCGCTTACACAACTTACATTTGTAAACTATATGGAGAAAAGCACCTGTTACCCCAGAGTAGTGAATACAGTCAAGTTTATCGTCGTGTAAACAATGTTGTTTCAGTCTGTGGATTTCTTTCCTGTGGCTATTCTCAACTACTTCGAGAGTAGTAATTCTTTTATCCATCTCGAATTGATTTACGATAAGCCTTTTATCCCGAACAGAAATCTCTTCAGACATAAAGTTCTTGAGTACCATAAGCAGTTCTGTCAAATCTTCCTTAGACAACTGCACATTAATCGGTTTCTTCTGGGGTTGTTTCTTTTTCTGTTTCATTTTTTTCTTCCTCAACAATAAGTGTTTTCCTTACTTTAACTGGTTTTGGCAAAGGCGTAATACCAGCTTTGGCATTGATTTGTTCACAGAGTTGTTTGAATCTTTCAATACAAATAGCATCATCGCGTAAATAATAATGAGTTGCTTTTTCATCGTAGAAAGATAAACTTATGTTCAATTTCGGTTTCTCAGCCTTAAACGAATTAAGTTCACAAGAGATTGAACGATAATGAGATGATCTCTTTAGTTCTCTTACTATCGTATCAGCATTATCAAACAAGAATTGGGCTAAACGTTTTATCGTTATAGCTGACATTTTTCTCCCTCTTTGATTTTATATTTAACATTGAACAGTTCCGGCCACCGGGATTTCGGTGACTCACACAAGTCGAAATAGATACACGGTGAATCATACAGGAAACAATGAAATCTCGACGGGTCTCGGCTATACATCTCTGGTTTATTACCCCGCTCGCTGAGGCTCCTTATATAAATCAATTCACCCATCAATTCTGGGGAATATAATGGCTCGTTGAACATTATAGCTCGGGACTTAATCGCATCTGTATCCTTCTCGGCGTACCACTCTTTAACCCTGCGGAGGTAAGCATCTTCAACAGAGCAATTCCAAACCTTTGAGTTCTTATCGTCTTTACCACAGAGCTTAATCCCCGGCTTCATAATCCCATCAAGAATAAACCCCTTAGCCCCCCGGTCATACTTGAAATCAGCTTGCCAACAATAATCTTCTACCAAGATTCGATATATTCTGGCTTGAGTTGACCAAGGAAATCCGGCGAAGATAACATCCAACGTTTTCATCCCCGTGCTCTTATGGTCACGAATCCAAACATCTGAATTCCGGGTATCCACAAGGAGTTTATCAATGGTTCCTTCTAAGACTATCCCGGCCAATATCCCATCCTTGATTGTCATGGTATGTTTTATCTCGGTTCCGATTGTCTTGAGGTAGCTTGGGGTTGGGTAGCGTTCCCAAAAGATATGAGCCATCGCCTCAGCCTTGTTGTATAGTGTCGTGAGTAGATTTGCCAACCGAAGCATTTGACCATCTAAATCTGCACCTTTATCAATCTGTGCCATCAAATCAACCTGCATAGTTCTTACCCACGCCAGTACATCATCCTTGCGTCCCGGCCCGAGCTTTTGGAACTTGTGGTAAATCTGCCCGAGCGTCGCACCTTCCTTTACCTGAACGCCTCGTAACTCAACGCCCCATCGCTCAGCAAAGAACCAACACCGCTCACAACCGTGTGCACAGGATATGCTGGACTGATGACACACAAATGGTTTCATTTGAATTTCTTCAATTTTCATTTCTTGGCCTTTCGCATTCTGTTTAATCGGAGCAGTTCACGATAAAAAGCAGGCGGATTCTGCTCAAAATTATAAGCCTCACGGAAACAACTGAAAGAAGAATCAACTAAACGTCCTGGACATCCATCACAATGTTCAGCACTCGTAATATAGTTACAGAAAAAACAATTAGATGACAGAGGACTCGCTGTAAATCCATTATCTCTAAGCCATCTTCTTTTGAGTTTTTCAACATCCTTTCCTTTGACCCACACCTTTGCAATCCACCGCCACATCCGAAGGCACAATGTCCAAGTTTGATTCAGTGTTCTTTTTTTCATTTTCTGACTCCACTGGGTTTAATTTGAAGGATATTTGCTACTTTGCTTATGAATCGAGACCACAACGAGCCTCGTTTCTGTTTAGTTTCTTTTTTGTGCACTGCCAGAGCTTTCTTTATCGCAGAACATTTCGGGAGTCCCCATGTAAGTTTCAAACTACTCTTTGTCTCGTGCATCGCTATCCGTTTCCTGATTTTATTAGGAACCCTAACCTCGAATGGTACTTTAGGATTTTTTTTGTAATCGCCCATCAGTCTATCTCGATTCCTTCTAATATTGCTCGGTAGTTTGCTAACTCGGTATAGCCGTTCATTGCCTGACCTTGGCAAGAAACTAAAGCCTGACCGGAATCAGATGCTTTTTTCGTTGCTACCAGCTTACGGAGAATTCCTTTGAGATACCCAGTATAGGTAAGCTGTACTTCACAACCCTCACAAGGGTCACAATTACATTCATTTATTTCATCTGGATACTGAACGCAGGGCATTTTTCCATCGACTCGGCAAGGCTTTGTATTCTTTTGATTCTCTTCAGAAACATCATCAATCAACACATCAGCGAATTCACGAATGCAAGCCCAACAAGGCTCATCATCTTGGGGGTATGTATCGTGCATTTTACAATAAGAATACTTTAACAATTTCTTCCTTTCAAAATACTATCTTATTCAAAACAGTATTATAGCAAATCTCAAACTACAAGTCAAGTATTATTCTGAAAAAATATTAAGTTTTTATCCAAGGTTCTCGGGGTCGAAATATGATATATATTTCGGTGCTAAATATATGAGCAATATCATTCAACTGTGTGAGAGTTAGATTATCCTGAACAATATCCTTTTTAGGAATATTTGTCATTAACAGAGGAGCTAAATCACTCCAGTCCATATCAAAATCCCGAAGAAGTAACTCAACAGAACACTTTAATTCATTTCGCATTCGCTCATAGCTTGCAGCTTTCAACCTCCGCAGGACTTCTTCACTTGTAGCTCGGTTAGGATCAACCATTATAACCACCTCGCAAAAGATTGGGCATAAGTCTGCGGGGTTTTTCTATGGACTTTTGCTGCTTACGTTTTGTAGTCACGGGATTTCCTTTCTCAAAAACGGAAGCCCGCTGGAGTGGTAGTTGCCACCCCAACGAGCGTCCTGCGGAGGTTAGGGTAAGGGGCAAAGTATCCGTTCTTTATAAGGCAATGTGTTTTAACATCTTTGCCCCTGTCAACCTTAATTATAGCACAATTCAACATAAAGTCAAGCCTTATTTTCAAATTTGTTCCCGATATTTGAAGGGGCAGTGAGGAACTGCACCACCAAGATCAATCAGGTGATAATCCCACCAATCTCTATTACATTCCCAATCTAACCCTTCCCCTAATGCCCAAGGGCATTTCTCGTGATAATAAGCACAAACACTCCACCAATGTCGGCCTCTTGGGTCTCCTTTGATAATATAATTTCCATTACTATCAATCATTTTACTTCTCGCCTAAAAGGACGGGAGGCACATCAAACGTCTTTTGAAGAACATAGCCCATCATAATGTGTAACAATAAGTGTCCGGCCTTTCGGCGGGTAGCCGCACATCGGCTTTTCCAGGGCAAGAAGATGACGTGGAAGCCGTACTTTGCGATAGCGAGTGATAGGCGATGAGGGACTAATTCGGGGTTCTTGATGTGTGGATCATTGCTAAAGAGTTCCTGCGGAGAAGCCTCAACCAACAAGACTGGGTGCTCACAGGATGCAACCAGCTTCCTAAATGCTTTCGCCTGCCTAATACGGTCGAGGGAGTCATTGAGATTTTTGTATATCTCAAGTTGGCTCGCCTTCCGCTCAACGATACATACTTTAGGATACTCCTTGAGGCGGTAATCCCCACAGTCGAGCTTGACCCGCTCGTGCTTGACAGCAATAGGAATCTTCTTGTACGTCAATTCAGGATGCCCGATTTGTATGATTGCTGGAAACAATAACGGAAATTGCTCCCGAGTATCCTCTTGGATAGTAATCTCCGCAGGAATCCTATAACGCCAGTGAATATCGAGTTTTTTTGACTTCATTATTATAACTCTTTTTCTATTTTATCTTTTAGCTCTTCGTGGGGGGCTGAATAGTCAAGCCAACTATACATTATCGACAAAGCTGCCCTGAAACCTAATCCAAAATCAATTTCATCGGGAGGACGATTAGGCAATTTTGCCTTACATTTCTCATACTCTATCTTGACTTGTTTCATTGTTTTGCCTTTCTCTGTTCTCAATATATTCTACATAGGTATCTCCATGACAAGTGAGTGGCTTGCAGAAACATCCTAATGTCTCGCCTTTCAATTCATTCCACACGGCCTCTTGTAGTTCTGGATTCTCATAGAAATCCTTTTTGTGTTTGGCTATCACATCATCCCGAGTGCCGTCGGGGCCAATCTGGTAGATATTTGCAAACTTATTTTCCGCATCTGGAGGATTCCTCCATTTTCTTGAATATCGCCCTATATATGCCGTATAGCCTTTATATTTGAGATTGACGACAATGGTTTTATTTATTTCCACATTATCCCCAAGAACTTTTTGTAGATTCGCCCAAGCTGTCTTATACTCAACATCTACACATCCTATACCTGTTTTTGCTGTCACATATTGTCGAATTATACTTCTAAGATAGCCAATTATTTCCCTTGGATTACCTTTCCCGGAGAGCATATAGGCATCAATCTCTTCTTTTGTTACTGGCGTAGTTCTTATTGTCACATTAAACATACTCTTTTTTCTCCACTGTCCAAGGGATTTCTCGACCTGTCCATTTGTAAAAAAGGTCGAGGACGTAGTTATGTTCCATATTTCTTATAACAATTTCGTCCACGACTTCTTCCTCGCCGGGATATATGTCGGCAAACAAAGCATCGTAAATCTGCAAACAAATGAGAGTTTTCAGATGCAGGTCTCTGAATTCCAGCATTATTTGATAATGAGCAGATTGTGTTAGCTGGGCACAAGGAGTTTGGTGCATAAAGTTACAGATTTCCCCAGTGTAGTTTGCCACGCCACTCGGCCCAAGTCCAAATGTCCTGCTCCATCCAGTAGGCAACACAAGGCATCCCTGCTTCGCTGCTAAGTCAATCAGATTATCCTGCCACTCTTTGTAGACTGGATGTGTCTCATACCAAGTCTTAATTGCGTGAGCACAGAACTCAAGAGAAATCTCAATCCCGGATTCTTTTAATACTAAAGATTGAAAACCTCCGGGGCCACCTTTGAAAAGTACCAGAAAATTCAAATCTTTTCCGACCTGGTACATATCGGTTTTTTTCCAGCCGGGGTCTGTCGGGTCTGCATCGGGAAAAATAGACACAGCAGTTTCAGTATGAACACTTCTACCAGTGGGATTCAAATATATATCCATTAGCAATGGGTCGCCTGACAACAAAGCAGCCATCCTAATATGGTCTTGATTATAATCGTACTCGGCTAACTTCCCATCCTCCCAACGTGACGTTGAACAATCTCGGATTGAATGTGGTTCCGTTTGTCTTGCCGGTTTTTTACAGCTAAAGCGTCCTTGAGTTTGACCTCCAACAGCGTCATCAGAACTTGCTCCCCGTTCAAAGTAACTCGGTATTGGATACCATGAGGGGTATACCATACCGACATTTCCCAAACGCCTAACAATACCTCGTCTGGGTTTTTCGAGGAGTGGTCTTGTGTAAGTGTTGACAATTTTGCTCCTTTCCTTATACTGTTGAAAATTAGATATGATTTTCAAATTATCCCCCGCAGGTAAATGTTTCTTCAATAAATTCGCATTCTCGACACCGATGGAAATATTTTTTGTTTTATCTGTATAAATAACTCGACTATCCCCCAACAACCGTGCGTCATGAATACAAGTCAGAAAGAATTCCCGCAGGGGCTTATCAGAACCTTTCCCAGCAAGTTTGATTCCGTACCGCCCCTCAGTGACTTTAAGAAGTCTCTTGCATCGTGTCAATTCTTTGTTGTGGAAGTCTTCGAGTTTCTTAATGTTCAGGGAACTGCCGTTCATATCCAAATCGAAAGTGTCCCACACAATAGCATTTCGCATCCAAGCACATTCGGGACTTAGCTTTTCCGAATCCTCTCCATATCGCTCGGCAATTCTTTTCAACAGTTCCTCTCGCAACTTTAAGGTGGTGACACCATCAACCCCGTTGTATTTGTGTAAGTCTTTATCCCAAGGGGACTTAGCAGTACCGGATTTTGCAGTAATCATCACTTTGCTGTAATCAGAAACCCCAAACAACATTGACAATTCCTTGAGTCCTTTCTCTGGTTGTTGCTCATACAAAAGAAAACTCAAAATCAAAGTGTCATCTACTTTCAATCTGCGAGGATCAATCCAATACCGAAGTTCCGTATCTGCGGAGGCTAAATACATCAAATCAAATTTTATGTTCTGGCCCACAAGCCTAATTCCTCGTTGGGATATTGTCTGAAACCACTGTCGAATAATCCCCAGATGTTTTGGGTCGCTGAAAACATATTCGGCGGAGTGTATAATCCCCGCCAAATCTCGCCACGAGAAATTAACACAAACTACTTGGTCGGGGAAATCAACTCCGTCAATATATTTTGACTTAATCGGATTGAAAACTGTCTGCTCCACTCCTTCCAGGATTCCATAGGTTTCAATGTCACAGGAGACTACATCGGGAAGTTCCTTGGGAACTTGAATCCCAAGTTCCGGTTCTTCGATGTCCTCATTAGGAATAAATTTGCCTTCCAAGTATCTCCGCAGGAGAATAAAATGAGCCTCGACTGCCCGGACTAATGCAGGTTTTCTCATAGGGTGGAGCATCGCCAGATGAAAAGTGGAAAAGACCCGCACAGGAAGTTCTTCTTCTAAGGCAAACATCGGGAAGATAGAAGAAATACTCCCTTGTTTTTTGAAGGTTTCTTTCAACGAGCTAATGTTTGTGACACTATAAGCTCCTTTAGCTCCGATAGCGAAGATAATAACTTCCTTGTATTCCGATAACAACAATCCAATGTCATCATCTAAATACTGCCGACAGACTCTCACTTGTGCTTGAGTTATGTCACCGCTCTGAGGTGGTTGACATCGACATGCGTTCGAGATATATATATCACAATAGTCCGTCAATTTAGCGACCTCGACCATCTTCCGAAGAAGTTGTCCAGTGTATCCGACGAATATTTTCCCCGCCTTATTCTCCTGATACCCCGGCGACTGTCCCACAAACAACAAGGCTTGGTCTTTCGTAACCTGTTGATTGTCGTACAACGGACGAGTTGGCAACCCAGGAGATTTAGCTGTCTCATATAATGAGCATAAAGAGCAATCTGGATAAGATGAGAATTCTAACATAACTGGAGATGTTTCCAAGTTCTGCCGGTAACTATTTTACTAATAGCTGCATGTTTGACACCACCTAATCTCGCTAATTCTGCCTGTGTAAATAGTTTAGTGTTATATAGCTGGATTATTCCCATAACCTGAGCCTCCGTAAGTTTTGCGTGGCTATTCCTTACTCCTTTGGGGCCATTGGTATTATAAGTTCCGTGCCGAATAGAGTCCTTTATATTTTCACTATGTGTCCCCCAACACAAATTACCAAGATTATTGTTTAGAGGATTGCCGTCTAAATGACGGCATTCTAACCCATTCGGTCGTGGCCCTACGAAAGTTTCCAAGACTAATCTGTGGATATAACGTCTTGTTTTGGTCTTATCTCTATATAAATCAACATACAAATATCCTTTCCTATCCGTATATTGGATTAGCCATTTCCCGGATTTGCTACTTCTTTCTCTTGGGAGACTCCAAACTTTCCCCGTTTTTGTAACCCGGTAGTATGAAAATCCCGGAGTACATTTCGTACAATCAGGATGTGATTGGAATTCAATCATTGTGTTTTTTCAGATAATGCCTATTATAATTCTTAATCGAGATGAACTGTTTATTACATATCCGACAAACTCTTTCTGGATAGCATTTTTCTTGTGTTCCAGGTCTACTTAATGAAGCGTAAGAAATTCTCTTTACAAGATGACATCGTGAACATATATACTCTACTTTGCCATTATAGACAACCGTCTGTTTTACCCAGTTGTGAACATCGGATGCTTGTCCCATGATACCTAAAAGCCTTCTTTTTCGTGCCTTTTCCCCGTAGCGTCTTTCCTCCTCCCGGTTATACTCTTCTATTATTGCTAATACCGACTTTTCTGCTCCTTCTAAAGTCGGGACGGTTAGTTCCTCCTCCCACTCCCCTGTACTATCACATACTTTAACTTCAACCTGCATTTTTCTACCTTTCAAATTCAATCATAGATTAGTTTGAAATTTCTCAGGTAAATCGCATTGGTTTATGTCCCCATCACAATTACAAGCTATGTGGCATTCATAGTCCTCAGCGTCTTTTGGAATATATTCTAAGGAGAGGCTACACTTATATTCATCTCCGTTGAAATATCGGCAGGTTATCCTCAAACAAGATAACAACAATTTTAACTTAAAAGAATCAGTCATTTCTTTAGTAACGGACATAATTTCTCCTGACAATTACCCTCACAATCATCTGGATTCTTAGGATGATTACAAAAGGAAAGGTTCACGTCATTTTCGTTGTGGATTATATCTTCACTTGTCCAAATAAAAAAAGGACAAATTTGGACTCCAAGTTTGGTTCTACGAAATATCATTTTTATTCCTTTCAATATGTTAGGCAGAGCAGGGAGGAAATACCAACAGGCTACCTGCGACCTGCTCCCCTAACGGTCATTTTATATTATATGAAACCTGTGAAGGTATGTCAAGGGAAAAATAAAAAATTATTGCAAATATTTTCCGAGGCCGACATCCCCCACGTCAATGTCCCGTGTGAGGGCTGACAAGCTGGCTTCACCTAAGATTTGACTAAAGAGCGGTCGATATGCTGATGGTAAACCTTTTTCGATTCGGTGTAGTCGAGATATTTGTCTGCGGTTTTCTAAAGCTCGTATATCAGACTTTTTGACTTGTAGAGGGCCAAGTTCGGGATATGCCTTTGCCCATTCACGTTGTACTTCCTCAGCCTTGTGGTTGTCGTTTTCCATCAGGGCTTGGAGATAATCTCGGCGATAGGCTCGGATTTTTTCACGTTGGGCTAAGAGCCAGCGGGCTGCACCTTGTTCAGCACTAACGCCAGAGGGTCGCAATCCCAGCGATTTAAGAGTAAGTTGCAGCGGCGTTAAAGCCCCAATCAAGGCATGTTTGTTGTTGTAAATAGGAATCCTGCCGTCAGGAGTTTTGTTCTTGTAGTCTGCATATTTAGGATGGAAAGTCCGATATGCCTTTCTTGCTGCGATTCCTCCAGGAATCACCAATGCTGCTGCTGCCCCTAAGTCCCGAGTTTCTCCGGTCAATAGAGCCTTAGCAGCAGTTCCGATAACACCTACAGCCGGCGGTACAAGAGGCCAAGGATAGAAAGGAGCACCTTCATATACGGGTACTGGCAAAGCCCCTGTGAGCAGCCCTGCTGATAGATCAACTCCTAATAGGTTCCTTGCCCCCACATACATCGCTGTGGAGCCTGCCAGAGTCCTTCCTATCGTCCCCCAGTCCAATTTAGAAGGGTCTGGCCCCATTCTAAGCGACCCATGCAACATGCCCCCAAATCTCATCGGGAAGTGCATAAACTGCCTCCAAGGAGTCCAGACATTAATCAGGGCTTTAGGTATCCCCAGCGGCCCCCCTGTGAACTGCGTGGTCATCGTTAGCGTCTGTCCGACCCTACCAGCCTCATTAAATATCGCATCCTTTACTGCGGAGGTAGCCCCCGCCAATTTGTGAGCATTTTGATATAAATGCTGATTTCTTCCAGCATAGTAGGTTATGATCCTATTGAAACCCTCCGACGTACTAAAAGGCATCAGCATCGCAGTCTTGACTTTCTCCCACGCCCCCCCGCTAACCAGCTTCCGAGCAAACCCCTCTTTGGCAATATCCCCCGCGAGTAGGGATTCTACAATCTGAGAAGCGTCCCCCATATCCTTAACATATTCTGGGAAGGCCACCCGAAAAGCTGTTTTAGTAGATTTCCCATCAACAACAACTGCCTTGATGTAGTTTTGCATCTTGGCAAGTGCCCCTGGCCCACCCGGAACCCCCTGAAGTCCTCGATACATTCCCCTCGGCCCAACAACATTTAAGGTGGTCAATAGAGTCTGCAAACTATTCTTACTTGCCGGGGATATATTAGCCCCAAGCGTTGACAGGTGGAACCAGTGAGATATATTCGCACCTAAACCCTCCGCAGAAAGAGAGCGGGTTGCATCTCCGGTATATTTCATTACCCAATCTTTCCCTTTAGGGCCAAGAATTCTATCGACCATCGGATGTGTGCTAACGAATTGATGTACTTTAGCTTTCTTCAGCGAGAAGGAAATAGACCGTTGTAGTTCTTGGTAGGATTTTAAGCCCATCACATGAGGAACCAAATCATCGTACACATAAGACTCAAGCCAGGGTTGATTCCCCCATACACCCGGCTGTTTAGCTATATCATTTATTCTTTTTCCTGCCCCTGTTCCGTGCCATGAATGAATGGTCGCAGAGCTATTGGCATATCGTTGAGTTGCATCCCAAACATTGAGAGTATATTGACGAGGTGTTCCCATAACCCGACCCACCTCTCGTAACTCTGTTTGGAAGAAATTACCACCTCTAATGTTTGCTTCTGATAAAGAATCTCCCATAGCAAATAGAGTATCACGAGCGGTATTTTTCCCTCCAAATCTACCGGCAAAGTCGAGTTTTTGTCCTGCTCCTTTTGTGAAGTAGTTCTCCATCCGTCTTACAAATTCGACGTTGGCTCGTCCTGTATCTAATCCTAATCCACTAACATCTCGCCACACTCTTTCTACTTCACGGGTAGCATCATCTCCCCAGCGTTGAAAAACAGAGGTCGCCGCTTCCGTATAGCCTCGTGGAATTATCCCTTGGGATTCTAAAAGACGCAGATGCTCTATATTGGGCATTGCCCCGCCTTGCCTTGCAACGGTAGCCCCGGAAATAGGCCCAACACTGGCCTCTTTCCGCATAAATTTTGCGTAGCGTTTCCGGGTAGTTCCTCTGACAGCTTTCAAATAATACTTGTCGTATTGGGCATTTCTTGGGAAATAATATTTTACGTCGTCTCCATAAGTGAGACCTTGTTTTGCCAAAGCATCTCTGATTCTATCTTCCCCCCCAGGGGTGGCTTTTAGAGTAGTTCTGACCTTACTCATCCATCCCCGCAGACCGCCTGCGAGTCCTGAAACTTCTCTTCTCATTCCAGCTTTTAACCCCCCCGCCACTGGAAAACCTATTCCCCCCATAACCCTAATAATCTCAGGCTCCTTACCGAGCATTTTCACTAAGATATGTTGTGGAGTGTGTAGGCCGTCCAATCGGGCCGCTATCATATACCCTTCAGCCTTCGAGATACGCCCAGCCTTCCCGAATACTTTATTTATGTCGTCTATATGTTTCCCAATAAATCGGGTCTTAGTCTCAACGACATCAGCCAATGCTTGATAAATCCCCGGTACACTGCGGAGGTTATTAATTGCAGGATGGAGTCCCGACATCATCTTCCCCATAGCAGCAGCCTTTGGAAGCATCCCTGCAGCCAAATCCATAAGCGGTTTCGTAGAGCCAATGGGGAATTTCCACAGACCAACAGCGAGTCCAATAATCACCAATGGATTTGTTGCCATATCAGTGATTGTTTTGAGAAGTGGATTAGGTTTTTTGCCTTTGAATAAGGCGTTCCGAAAACTTTGAATCTCGTGAGGAGTCAGTGTTTGTGGGGCAAATATAGAGCGAGTCGCAGCGTCTATATCTCCACGAAGCAGATTACTAAATGCAAGCTGTGGACGGTCATAAAAAGTAATTGGGAAGTCAGCCGATGCGATACCAAACGGGACATCAGTATCAGGATTATATTTAGGCATTTAGCCTCCAATCATGTACTCCCCTTTAGCAAGAGATGGCCCTAACACACCACCAGATAGTTGTTGAAATAAGGCTTGTCTTGCCATAGATTCTTCCTCCTGTGCTGCCGGTTGTGCGGCTTGGAAATAGAGCGATTCTGGAGTTATCATTTCAGCCTGAGAGCGGAGTCCTTCTCTCTGGATTCCCCTCATCTTAGTCTCGTGAGTTGTTTGAAGTATCTTGTTGAGTAACCAAGTGGCAAAAATTCCTGCCCCTACACCCTTGATACCAGGACGAGCAAGTAACCCCCCAACACCACCAGCCATACCGCCCGGTTTCCCACTAACAGCCCCGGCAAATAATTCTTCGTCTGGTAATCCCATTCCATTCGGCATCTAAAATCCTCCTTTCATTAGTCCGACCATCCCGGCCCCAGAAGCCTGCGTAGCTGCTCCCATTGGCCGACGACTCAACGCCTGCATAGCCTGAAGCACTAAAGCCATCTGTCTATTCTGACTTTCCGTGAAGGATTGTAAGGCCGCAAACTCCCGTGCTTCTTTTTTCTCTTCTTTTTTTACCTTTAACAAAGTCTTCATATATTCCTTTGTCCGAGCACGAGACTCCTTAACACTTCTTTCGGTAGCCTCCGCAGAAGCCTTACCCATCAATGTCTGCAATCTCATTTGTTCCCGGGTCAATCCACGTTCCCCAGCTTGACCATAAGCTCCAACTGCTGTACTACCTAAATAACCTGCTCCAAGTAATGCAGTAATAAAATGCTTAGAACCATAAAGAGCTTTGAAAGCCGCTGGAATTTTCGGAGCTATTCCAGCTATCATTGGGCCTATAGGCATTATTCAACTCCTTCTAATTCAGGGTATCTTGAACTCAAATAATTATTAAACCAAGTCCTGTACTCAATATCATATTTATTCATATCGGCTGTGATGTCATATAGTTTAGGAACCTGTACCGATTTTGTCATCTCTTCAAAAACAGCTTCAAAATTCCCACCAACTAAATCTCTCATACGAGCAGCCCGTCCACCCAAAGAACTATCGTGAACGGTTCCTAAAGCATATTGTACCCGTGCTCCAACTGTCTCTGTCTCCGAACCAGTTATTTTTTTCTTGCTATTAGCAAGCCCTTCTAAACTATCCCGCATCTGAGAGATACTTAGGTAAGTATCTTGCCAGAAATCAAACTCCGAAGAATCTTTTGTGGCAGCAGTTCTTCGTTCCAAAATGGCATCTAACATACCCTCTACCGCCCCAAGGGTTTTATTAATATCCTCGGTTTTTATATCTCCCCGCTGCATTTGATCCTCTATTTTGTTGATATTCTCTGGGGCCATTTCTTCAACCGAGATGATTCCTCCATGTCGGGTAATCTGGTCTTGAAGAACCCCCATCGGGTCGGCTATTCCCTCTTTTACTTTTTCTTTCAAACCCCTATAGCGTTGTATCTCTGCGTATGCTCCTAAAACCGGGCCTTTTATTAGCATACCTTTGGCTACATCCCATTTAGATGGGATTTGCTCTTTTATGCTTTCTGGAATTGGCAAATCCATCCGCTTATCATTAGCAATAGCTTCCATTACCCGTTCTCTTGTTTTAAGATAAACATCCTTGTCTTTATCAAATCGGTCAGCCTCCTCCTCTAATATTGTTTTAGCTTTCTCCATCGAGGTTTCACGTTTGAGACTTCCTTTGATGATAGAAAGCATAGCATTTGTATTACGTTCCGCAGCATCCATCCCCAATTCAATATTAAACCTGCGGAGGGCTTCTCGTCTTTTCTCAATTTCGTCTTTGGCTTTTCTGTCTCCCGAAATAATAGCTCTCTGTTGGTCTCGGGCAAGTTCAGCCTGCTTCGCCTGAAAATCCCGAGATGCTTCTGACATCGTTTGGGCAAACTTTCTATCTTCCCGTTTTGCTCGCTCATCCTCCGCAGCACGTTTGTCGTCCGAAGCCAGTTGAGCGGCCTGCGTACCCCGCTGTGTTTCAGCCTGCATCGTTGCTCGTTCAGTCGCTCCCCGTTCAGTCATAGCTGTCCTCCCCGCCGCTCCAGCCTCTTGCATAGCAGCAACAAGCCTACTTCCAGCCTGCTGTTTACCTCGTTGCAAAGAAGTCTGAACATAAGGACTTAGTTCACCACCGACTTGTGTAGGAGCATCTTTTGCTCTTGGCATATTTACACCTTAAAAATAAGAAATATTATCTATCTACCCTAAAACCCTTCATAAATTCAGCTAACGATGGTTGGGGTTTTGAAGGTTTCGCAGCAGGAGTAGTGGCACGAGGTCGAAGAGCCTCAGCAGTTCTCGTTTCCATCCTCGCAGCCCGTTCTTCAGCAACCTGAGTTTGAACTAAATCAGATAGTAAAGTCATAAGCGGGGTAGCATCCATAGAGAAAGTCGGAGTCTCGACTATCCAATTAGCGAGATTCTCCATCCCCGACATCCGAAGTTGTTCCACTCCAATTTCAAACTGGGATACTTTTAGGTCGTAAGCATTTTGAGCATCCGCCTTATACCGCAACATATCGACGTGCTGCTGCTCTTGAAACCCTAAATACATATTTTGCTTAGTGTAGGCTTCACTAACAACCCGTAGATAATTCTGCCCTTGTTGCTCTTGTAACTGTTGGAAGGAAGCATGAATATTGCTCTGAACAACCCCTAAAGCATTCATCTTACTCATCTGGAACTGTTCAAACTCTTTACTCTCTGCCCCATAAGTCTCGACAATATTTCTTTCCTCAGCTCTCATAGAACCAAGAGTAGCCTGTACTGACGCTTGCATCGCGTGAGCCTTAGAAAAATCCCTATCCTTACCAATTTGAGAATTTATATCGTCCAATTTAGACAAAACTTCCCCAACTCTACTTCTCGCAGCTTGCACATATTCATCTGCTTTTTCAGGAGCAGCGGCCCAAGCCTCACGAGCCGCCGCTGCTTTTGTAGTCACACCTTCTCGTATCTTATCTAATCTCTGCAAATACTCAACCGTTGCCCCACCCTGCATCTCAAGAGCAGTTGCAGCTTTCTCCGCCTCTTTTGTTTTAACCCCAGCCTGCCTACCATATTGAGATATAGCAGTTTCCCCTATTCCTTTATAAGCCCCTCGAAGCTCTCCAACAGCAGTTTTTGCTCCAGCCGGAATAGCAACATCCCCAACATCCCGAGTCGTTGCCGCCGTTTTCTGTATCGTCTTTTGATAAGTCTCTGGATCAAAACCCCCCGGAGTTACAGGATTCAATACATCTTTTGCCATTACTATAATCCAATCTTTTTAGACAGATTCCCTTACTATTATTATAGCATATTATCCAAAATTGTCAAGATGCACTCACCTTGCGAGAATCAGTATAGGATACCGCAAATTCAGCGTCCGTTAGTTCAAACTTCACGCCAGATGCTATCTGTTCAATATAAGGCTCTAAATCAATTCCCTCTACATTCAAGCCCTCCGCAGAATCAGCGGGGTTGGAGTCAACAGATGGATAGGCTACAGTGGATTCAATCGAGGTTCCACCGTTCCTATAAGCTCCTACACGCCATTTATCATTCGAGTTGTTGTCAAATCCTGATAATTTCCGAGCTTTCAAAGCTATCCCCGATGTAATCCACCTATTGAATCTGGATAGTTCTTCGTGCTGCAATGCCCAAGCTCTTAAAGAAAACGGCACTGGACTAACTGCATAGGTGTCGCCGGTAGCTATATCATTATCAAAGTTAGATGTAAATGTAAATACCTTTGTCGAATTATCTATCGTTGCTATCTCCCGCGAATCTCCGGCATTATCGCCAGTCACCATATATAACCTCGACCCCTCCATATCTGCGTTCAAGGTGGCATTAGCATCTGTGAGGGTTGTAGCGGATGTGGCGGTTGCAGTACCATTGAGGGTATAGGTATCGCTTAAATCCCACATCGTACCACTACCAGACTCTAAGTTGTCTGGGCTAACGATGAGGCCGGTTGCTGTAACGAAGAAAGCCCGGTCGTTCTTTCCAGAAGAAATGTCCGGCCCAGAAGTAGCGGCTACAAAATTAGCCCCATCAAGCATCGTACACACTTGAGTGGAGTGCCATAGTATCACCATTTCTCTCCGAGTTGAGTTCAGGAAAAAAGATGCGTTCATTAGAGCGTCGTAGCAACTCTTAACTGTTGACAAATCGGATTTCCAATCATCAAACATAACTCGGTCGGCTGCCGTTATACTCGCCATGCTTCCATCTGCGGCGTTAAGAATAGACAGTCCAAGACCTGTAATCATAAATATACTATTGCCGGAGGAGTGGGCTACTTCTTTCCCTACAATTCCTCTTTTCTTGTGTAATCGGGAGAATTGTAACGGCTTGAGTTTGCCCGACTTGAAGATATGAACTATTGCATTATAACCGAGTTGAAATAAGGAATCCGATGCAGCGATAAATCTCAAAGGTCTCCCATCTTTAGGGTCTCCTATTCGTCTGTTATAGGTGCTGAAATACTCCGGGGAAACATGCTCGGGGCTACTTGATAAGGTATCATATCCACCGTCTACACTCGCAGCTTGGGCCATAAAGGTTACATTGCTATATCGTCCGATTGTCCCACTCTGTGGAGGTGCTGCGACAATATCTTTTTCAGGATCATACATAGTCTGAAACGGTAAAGCCTCATCAACAAGCGTACCAATATCTACCGTTAAAGTATCCCACGCTCCTGATGATGCCCAATTTCCCGTTTTAGCGATTGTTTGCTCAAGATAGAATATAGCTCCTTGTGTAACAGTTGTATTACCTAAGTCGATTGTGCGGAATATATCGACCGTATCAAACAAATCTCCAAAACCATCCCCACTATCTGTATAAACAAATCCAGCACCGCTGTCGGGGAAGTCTATAGTAATTTTTACTTGTGTTTCAGCCTCCGCAGTAACAACGCCGCCTCCTGATAAGGTGCTTCCAGAAACAGAAATATCGTCAGTATATTGCCCAGTTTCCACTACACTAAGGTCATAAGCATTCCCAGCCGTGCCTCGTACCTTGGCCTCCAACAATACACTTGAGGCTTGTGCCGAAGCAGTGACGGTTGCTGAACTATCCCCATTGATTGCATCAGCTAAAGCTGTCGCGTGAGATGCAACGGTAGCTGCCGCAGCAGCCGCAATCGTGACATCTGACCCGGAATCAATATATTCATAAGACCGACTATTGATTGTGAAAACATCCCCCGCGACCATTAAACCACCACCACTTCCTGCGGAGGAAAAACTTATTGTCCCTACGGCCTTGGTGGTTTTGAAGTGGTCTAAATGCACTACGAGCGGGGCACTAAGAGCACTATATATTCCTCTTTTTGAATCATAAAAACGGAAAGCGACTTGGTAAGTCCCATTCCCCCGCAACTGATAACTTGTGTCCACTGCGGAGGTATTTAGTGTTGGAGCAGTGAGTTCAGACCCAAAATCGCCAGACCCAGAATCCACAGCCACTAAATTTGACCCGTCATAGTACACGGTTTGTGTAGCCTTGCCATCTACGGCGACAAGTAAATAGGCCCCCGAAACGGCACAATCTATTTCAAGACTTGAAGTGATACTATTTCCAGTCCCCCAAATAGCAAGTCGTAGCCAATTACTTCCATTATCCAGAGTATAAACTAAATCAATCTGTTCATCGGATGTCCCATTTCCACTATCCCATCTAATGACAAATCCCCGATAGACGGTGGACGTACCCCGCTTTTGAAAAGTGACGTAACGTACAAAATCCGGGCCAGAATTGGCATCTATGGCTCCCATCCCCGTCACATCATCTAAATCAAGAACCTCTTTCATCCCGTAGAATTTCCGAAGCCCCCCGAAAAATCTACCGTCTATTCCCGACAGTCTCCCAAACGACCCCGGCCTCACTTGGTTTGGAGGCACAGATTGATCCATCCGAGGTGTTCGGAAAGGATAGGGAATATAAATTCTGTCTTCAGGCATCTTGTTCTCCTGTTAAAACAATTCTCTCCAGGTTACTTGAGCATCTATAGTCGCACTATTAGCACTACTTCCTGCGATTGTTAATGTATCTCCGGGATTTAGGATTATTTTACTTTGTATTAACCCTATTCTAAAGCTATCATTTTTACCCGCGAGAAAATCACCTTCTAACTCTTTACCACCTGTTATTGTTCCGTCAGTATCTATTTCTATAACAGAATTATTTGTATCTATATCAGACCAAGACGGCGACCCTCCAATGGCTGCGTTCTTTATGATTCTCACAGTAGCAAGATTGTTTGTTGCGTTTGCCTCAACACTTGCCCCCACTGCCAATAAAATAACGTCTATAAAGTTGGTCTTGGTGGCATACGCTGCTTTATTTCTAATAGTAAGTATGACTGTTTCTGCTGTTACTGTTGTTTTTTCTTTTTTTCCCGATGAGTTTTCAGGTTGGTGCAATTCTATAAATGAAGTTCTTCCTTCTATAAAAAAAGCGTAAGATGATGACTTTATTATTAAATCATCTGTAGTAGCTTTATTATTTACCCACATTGTATAAAAGAAATTAGGATTATACACCGACGGTACTACATTAAGATTAGCATAAAGGATTGTATGAACAACAACAAGCTCTCCTGTGCTATCATCTTCTATACATAATTGAATTTTACCCGCCCCAAGATATTGAAATCTAATTTCCCATACATTCAAATTTGTTTTAACAAGGGTCATTCCTGAAGCCCCATTACCATCCAGAGGGTCATCCCAATTAGCTTGGGTCACTGTCACCAGTGTATCATTTACCCACCTGTGAAAACCAAAGGTAGTGCCGTTGTATCCTATACCATACCCGTTCTCAAATGCCTGAGAGCTACCTCTTTCATCCATTATACCAGCATACTGTTCTGTAGCAGCAACAGGAGAAGTAAATAATGCGGTAAACCTCATGTTCCCACCAAGTCCAGGGCGATATTTTGCGTGCTGTTTGCTTTGGAATAGTGCTGTGCTGGCTGTGGTTATTGAACTCCCGACAACAGCCATCCCTGATGCTTGAGTTACAGTTCCCCCATCTTCAACAGTATTTGTATTCAAATCTGTATTACTTACAGTGTATTCAAAACTTCCTTGAAATTGAGGATGTAATTCACCCACTAATGATTCGCCAAAAGCCGTTTTGACACTCTCTTTGAAAGGTTTATATGTCATTATAATATCCACCATTCTGAACCATCACTTTGAATAGTGATTGATTCATATTGTACTGTTAAAACAGCCGTTAAACCATCATCTATTGTTTCACTTGAATTTCCATCTACCGTGACAGTATTAGCAGAGGAATCTATTTTTTTTATGTAATATATCCTACCTGTATGAGAAGCCGCCGCAGGTAATGTTATTGTAAATGCACCCCCCGAAGCATTACATAAAATAGTATAGTCAGTAGCGGTAGCAGTGTAACCACTTGTTTTAGTTCTCAGATTACCAATAAAACCTTTTGTTTCTACTGTACCCGTAAATGTCCCACCAACCCAAGTGGGACTATCCCCTGTTCCCAATCCTAAAGTAGTCGCCTGTGCCGCTGCATTTGCATCATCTAATATAGCTCGCCCTGCGGAGGTTAGAGCAGATTCGGCCCAAGTAGCTTCAGAATAAAGTGTAGTCTCTACTCCTGTATATAATCTTCCACCATCATTTCCCACTATCAAATTACTTCCATCCGCATCAGAAGCTACCCCATGCCAATCTTTATCTGCATCCCCAGCTGGTTGTTGTTCAGTCCAAGTTACTCCATAATCATCGGATGTATATAACCTTAAACTATTCCCGGCTACTAAATGACTTCCATCAGAGTCAGATGCCACTCGTCTCCATTCTTTATCTACGTCTCCGGCTGGTTGTCTCTCTGTCCAGTTAACTCCGTAGTTTGCTGATGTATATAGCCTTAAACTATTTCCCGCTATCAAATGAGACCCATCATCGTCAGAAGCTACACTATACCAATCCTTATTAGCGGCCCCGGCTGGTTGTCTCTCTGTCCAGTTAACTCCGTAGTTAGCCGATGTATATAACCTCCCCCCATCATTTCCAACTATTAAATGAGAACCATCAGCATCAGAAGCTACCCCCTCCCAATTTTCATCAAAGTCTCCAGCAGGTTGTCGCTCTGTCCAGTTAGCCCCAGAATTGGCAGATGTCCATAGTCTCCCAATAAATTCCCCTGCTATCAAATGACTTCCATCTGAATCAGATGCTACTCCCCACCAATTCTTATTTGCGTCTCCAGCAGGTTGTCGCTCTGTCCAGTTAGCCCCAGAATTGGCAGATGTCCATAGTCTCCCAATAGTTGCATTTCCAGCTATTAAATTACTCCCGTCATCATCGGAAGCCACCCCAGACCAATTCATATTGGTATCCCCCCCCGGTCGTCTCTCTGTCCAATTAGCTCCTGAGTCAGCCGATGTCCATAGCCTACCTGGTCTTGCCCCGGCTATTAAATGTGAGCCGTCTGCATCAGAAGCTAATCCATACCAATCTTCATTTGCATCTCCTTTGGGTTGTCTTTCTACCCAAACAATTTCGGTATATGTATTATAAGCATTGGTATAAATCAGTCTGTTGGCGGCTGTACCAAGGTCATTTATTAAATCAAGATTGTGAGGGAGTGCTGCCAAGAAATTAGAGTTCTGAGGCAGATTCAAACCCATGACAGTAATTATCCCCGGTAATCCTTGTGGCCCCGGAAGTCCTTGTAGACCTCTTGGCCCCTCTGCTCCAAAGGAAATTCCACCCCCCTCCGCAGGGATTAAACTACTGGCTAAATCTTTTAATTGAGTTTCTCGGTCGGGGATTATTCCGTAGTCCCCATACCGTCTCGCAGTGCTTCCGCCACCCCAGGGAGTAACTATTCCGAAGCCGTCTACGAATTGCGGATTATCAATCCCGGGGAGGAACAATCCTTGAAGTCGAGGGGATGGCCCTGCTGTAATGTCGCTGCTTTCTCCGGAAGAGGTAAATACTTCACTCACAACTATCTCCCTCGATAACGTCTATTATTATAAGAATCCGACTTATCAAGAGGGGCATCTGGAATATAGGCGTAGTATGCAGTTAATCTAATATTCCGAATTTCGTTGCGGTAAGCCTTGAGAATACTTGAAGCTCTTTTAGCATTGCCTTCGATGGCTACAATTCGCCAAGCCGCATACAAGGCAACGACGGCATCCATTCCTTTATTAATCGCCGGAGCAATCTCGTAGTAAATATTACTACCTGTTGGAATCGGGCTAAGAGGAGCATCAAGCGTAGCCTCTCTGGAAGTTTCATCATAGGCCGTTATTACTCGTTCTTGTAGGTAATTTCCTGTTCCATCCGACCCTAAAATTCGGAATATACTACCCGCATAAGCCTCGTGATGTGTATCGAGAGTTCCAGCATTCGGAGTAGCCCCAAATGTAACGACAGTTCCAGCAGCATTAAGGGTGCATGTTCCATTATGAAGCCTCGCAATTCCTGATGGGATATACTCTATTGTTACTTCAGTTCCTACACTATATAAGTCAACAGTTTGAATATGAAGAGTTTGATTCTCAATCCACATACCTCGACCAAATGAATTGAATTTACTTCTGGAACCATAAAAGGCTTTTGTTCCAGTATCATCTGTTGTATAGATTCCATGAACAGACCCAACAGTGTGCGGTAATGGATATGTTGTAGTTCCACTGGCTATTGTCTTGGTGATCTTCGCAACAGCCGGTGTCCGGGAATTTCTATTTTTCTCATTAAGAACCAGTATATATGCTTTTTCAAGATGGGTTATAATCCTTGAATCCGAATATTTGGCCGCAATGATTGGCTCATCTGTACTTTCTCGTGCATCGGTTATAGCCCTCGATAAGAAACTATCGGAGTAGAACGCACTCGAACCGGCACTTGTGGCTGAAGCAATATCTTTTGTAAAAGCTACACTACCTGATGCGGCGGTAAACGAAGATGACGCAAATGTATAACCAGAAAGATTACAGAAAATATAGTATGTCGTATATTCCAGATTAAATACAATTTGACCATTCGTATCGGTAATTTTGGTTCCTGCTACAGATCCCGAGCGACTATTAGAACTGTTGACCCATACTGAAATTCCAGAAACAGCAGTCCCACCAGTAGTCCGAATTGTCAGAGTAACCTCATAATCCCCAGGAGTATATGAAGATGTATAAACAGCTTCGGGAACCCCTCTAACCTGAATGTTTCCAGTCGAACTTGCTGGGGCAATAAGAAGTAAATCTCCATTGGATTCGGCTTGTGTTATATCGAAAATATAATAACCATCTTCCAACTCGGTCGGATTCGTATCATCTACTGGATTGGCTGACGCTCCGTCTATCCGTAAGTTGGCAGTTATATTTGCAGCGTCTCCTGTTTTCGGGTTGAGACTTGTAGTGTCCCACGCATACACTACCCACTTCTGGCTTGCGACATTTTTTCTCATTTTTTACTTTCTCAGTAAAACAATAATTAATCCAACAACGGTCATAATCAAAGGTATCGTCAGCATCCAATGATGCTTGATATGATTACCAAAATGTTTTGTAAGACTACATACTCGCTCATCTATTCTTACCAGCAGGTCGTGTTCTTCGGTATCAAGCATCACTGTGTTCTTTCAAATACGAGATCGCATTTACAAGTAAAGAAATTTCATCTGAAAAGAATCCAATACCTGTATTACAATTTCGACACAAAAGCCCTCTAATTTTTCCGGTCTTGTGGTTGTGGTCAACAGCCAATCGTTGGCCTGTTTTACATTTCTTACCACAAATAGCACATAACCCATTTTGTAAGGAAAAAATATGATTGTATTCTGCTAAAGTTAAATTAAAACAATACTTGATTCTGGCTTTCCTAGCAGCGTGTAATCCTTTCTTACTGTGTCCATATTTTTGTTGAGACCTGATTTTCGGTTTTTGACACTGGGAACACACACCAACTCTTTTTTTTGGATTATACTTATTCTGTCTGAAATTAATAATCGGCAATAGCCGTTTGCAATGATAACACTTTTTCAAATCGTGGTCATTCATTTATGAACTCCTTTTATCGTCCCGGCTTTTTCGGAAGCGAAGAACACACTTTTGCCTTTTTTCTCTCCATATTTTTTAATCATTGCCGCAATAATTTCAGTCCCTTTTTTAGTTTTGGGCATTTTATTCTCCTATTGCGATCCGTTCCTGTCGCTCTGTCTCCTCCGAATCTTCATCCTGAAGGTTATGGTAGAAATCACTATCTCCTGCTATAATAGCTTTACTGGTAGCCTCCGCAGTAACCGGGTTGAAAAGCCTCCTGCGTAACTCACAGGCTTCTGTATGTCCAAAACTACCCAGCGATTTTCCAAGATTCAGTACGTCCACAAAGGTATCCTGACCCCCACCTACCCACTCACAAATACAATAGACTTCAAGTTTATCGTAGCGGAGAAGGAAAAGGCAACCCTTCCGTTGAGGGCTATCTTCCACAAGTCGCTCTAACCATTCGGCCATTTCCCCGCCGATGATAGTGTGTTCGTCGGGGTTATAGCAGGACACTAATCCTAACATTATTTCTTCTCCGGTTGTTTCAGGGGAATAATCTTAGGCCCTTTCTTTGAACCTTGGCCTTCAGATTCTTCTACGGGAGGTTTTATCTGCGGAGGTATAATTGCTTTTATGTTCCCCAGAATAAAAGACACATCGTTGAAGGCATTGAGACCTGATTGTTTCAGGGCTGCATCACATACATTACTAATCAGGCGTTGACCTTCTGCATTTACCTGAATGATTACTGGATTCATTTCTGTTCCTTTCTAATGGAAGTTTCATTTTCTTTAGGGCCCAACATAACTCTTCGCCCCGACCATTTTTTTAATCGTTTCCTCATTCATCCCCGAGTTACGAAGTCGAGTTTCAGTGGTTGGTCTTTTCAAGCCTTTTAGCTTATAATATGTGTACTGTGTTCTCTTTTTCTCTTTTGCAAGATACCTCTTACCTGCCGGGCTATGTTTCATCTTCAGTAATGCCCGAATTATACTGCCCTTAGCCATGATATATTCCTTTTACTTTTCGTATCTACTGCGGAGACCAAATGGTGAATTATTTCGTCTTAGTAACAATCGAGGTTCATCTACCTCCGCAAGAATCTCAGTCCCATGTCCATTGTTATGAAGTCGCTTAATCTCGGCCAAAGATAGTTCTTTACTAAAGAACATCTCGTTGTCAATAAGACCGTTGGCATAGCTTGAGGAATATCTGCCAATCCATACTGGGTGGTCGAGGTTTTCGACTGCTACAAAAGAACCTGAATTACTTTCATTACTGCTGTCACCTACGCTCAATCCATTTAGGTAAACTTTCATGCCGGAACTCAACGTCCCACCATCAGAAGTTGCTACAACGTGAATCCATTGATTTTCGTAGGCAATCAAGTTAAAGTTATAATATGTACCGAGACGACAATTGAACACGCTATTATCAAATCTGTTAAATATCAATTCGCCCCCAGATGTCGTGTTGAACACCCACTCTCCATCCATATTATACACACCCTTAGAAGCTATATAAAAACTTGTAGCATCGTGCATATAAATCCATGTACTAATGCTAAGCGGAGTACCTGAACCCGCAGTACCATCACCGGGCGAAAAGTCGGTGTGGGTT